ATACTTTTATTGAAAGGAGTTAAAACCGTTATTTCCTGGGCTGGTACTTTTTGCTTAGCCAAGGCCTTGATAATTTGTTGACAATATTTTTCATCTCCTTCCAAAGCATAAAAACCTTCACCATTATTAAAATCAAATAAATCTTCTGTAATACGATTTTTGTCAATTAAGCTATTGGCATTTTGTAAAATGAAATTATTATCAATATCTATTATTCTCTTATTTATGGTTAAATAATGAATATTTATTTTACCACAATCTATAATTTGTTGTAATAAATTACCACTACCTACCGGAGGTAATTGGTTACAATCGCCAAAAAAATAAATATGATAATAGTGAGGAAATACAGATAAGAATTGACACAATAATTCATTAGAAATCATCGAGGCTTCGTCAATAATAAGATGGTTAAAATGATCTAATGGTTGTCTAGTATTTTTCTTATGAATTAGTCGAGACATAGTGAAACATTTAGTTTGACAATATTCGGGCATAATTTCTTTCATACGCAAAACGGCTTTACCGGTAAAGGAAGTAAGCATAAAACTCTCTCCTCGAATACGTAAATTATGAATTAGTTGTTTTATTAGTGTAGTTTTACCGCAACCAGCGCCACCAGTTACTACCGATATATGATCTCTTAAAATACCACCCAAAGCTTTATTTTGTTGACTAGTTAATACTATATCTCCGCTAATTTCTTTATCCAATTTAACAGAATTATTTAATTCTGTTTCTTTACCTTTATTAATACGATCTATTATTTGCTGGGCTAAAAAATTTTCCATTTCGTAACTCTCTTTACTATATACTAATTCTTCTTCAAAAACTACTTCATATTTATCTACTAAATTATTTTTATAGAGTGGTAATTCGGGAAACATTCTTAACAAATAACTGAGAGGCATAGCCGACCAACCTCGATGATAACAATTAATAATTTGTCGATAAATAGTAGCTTGTTTAAGTTCTTTTTCCTCTATTTTGCGGCCAAATAATTTTTCTATTTGTGCTGCTTTTTCTACACTCAAACTAGAAATAGCAAAAGCATTTTTACGTAATTTATCGGCTAATACATGAATATCTATCTTACTATTTTTTATCTCTTTATTAGTTAATTGCCATAAATAAAGTTGTCTCATAACTACGTTCTTTTTCCACCATCTTAAATAAAGTGTTATTTGTTCTTCTCGTAATGTTTCAGTATTGATTTCTTTTTCACTATCACAACTAGCTTCATTTAAAACCCGATATACATTATTAATATTTTCATATTTTTTTAACATTTCTGCTATAAATTCTTTTACCTTACTAGGATGTGCTTTTTTAGTCCTGAGAGCACGGAAAAAAGTATCATATAATAATTCTTCATGCTGAGCAATAATAACTAAGGGTAACTCAGTAAAATACCATATTTTTTCTATTAATTCTATTTTACCTCTGATATTATCTTTTTCTTTAATGGGTAAAAATCCTTGGTAAGCACAATTATAAGATTGCTCATTTGCAAAATTTTTAATTCTAAAAAAGGCGGTATCATTTTCGCCTTTTTTAATAGAGGTAATACTAGCGGTGATCTCCATCTTTTTTTTTATTATTTTTGATATTACTTTCATTTTGAAAAATTGAAAGTAATATCAAAATTTTATGATGTAGAAAACTAACAAGATGGATCGTTATACTGATTATGAACATATGCCCTATACAGACGAAGAATGGGATAAGGCATATATAAAAAGTAATCATGATTTTTCAGAAGGCGAAGAATGGTTTGCCAATGAGTGGAAATTTTCCGATGGCGTAGTATATTGCGAAGATTATGATATGCAAATGTGGTACAAAGTTATTAATGGTCAATTATTACAACATAATATCAATGGTCCTTCCGAATATTATTATAAATTAGGTAAAGTTTTGCGTATAGCCTGGTATTACGAGGGTGTAAAATACAGTAAAACTGATTATGACAAAATTATGAAATTTTTGGAAAAAAGAAAAAGGAGACTAGCAAGATGGGTTTACGAACAATGGTATTCTCGTTTTATGCGTAATCCTTATAGTGAAAGAGGAAAAAAATATATCCAAAAAGATTATGATCGTATGATAGCAGAATTAGATAAGTTATCTACTAATTAAGTATAAAGAAAAAATAATTATAAGAAGTGCATATGTCCGAGTGGTTAAGGAGACAGACTTAAGTTCTGTTGGCCGTTTGGCCGCGCAGGTTCGAACCCTGCTGTGCACAATCTATTCTATTTTAATTTTTTTAGAGCGATACTTCGGTATTGTATCACTCTCAATAAGTCCTGAGTAAAGACGTTAAACTGCTCCTGGTCGCCTTGTTAGCTCAGATGGCAGAGCATACGCCTTTTAAGCGTAGGGTCGCGGGTTCGAGCCCCGCACGAGGCTTGGTAATTAATAACATTTAGTTATTAATTATATAGATTTTATCAATCTAATAATGGAGGTTGGAGAAATGGTGACGGGCCACAAAGTAGAAGAGGCAGGAAACCACGGCTGCTTGGAAACAGATAGTGGCTGTTTCAGTGTAATCATTTGCAGCAAGATCAGCAGCGTCAGGTGAATTACTATTATCACTTTTACCTAATGTATTGTGACTCTTAGCCACATACACAATCCATGCAATACCGGCAGCAAGTGCGGTAAGAATGAATAGGTATCCTAGTCCGGTCATGCCCATAAGCACACCAGCGACTGGTTTTTCTTCAACAGCTTCAACTTCTTGTACAACTCCGCGAGGCATTTTTTTAGATGAAAAAAAAAATTTTTTTTTAATTTAATATCTTTCCATATAATGGTTCAATACGAAATAGACTGCAGCGGTGGCAATAACTGCTTGGAAACAGATATCAGCGGTATTAATATTAGCTTCTCCCCTAGCTTGATCTTCAGTATAAGCTACTGTAGCACCAGAAGGATCAATTTGGTTATCACCTAAAACATCGTGGCTACTTGCCTTAGCCACAAAGACAATCCAGGCAACAACGGCGGCCAAAATAAGACCAACCAATAATTTATTCATACCTGAATGTTCAACAACAACAGTAGTACTAATTTTTTCACGTCCAGCCATTTTTACATATATAAAAAAATAAATTTTTTATATATTAATTTTTTTTGTTTATGGTCAATAAAATGGCTAATTATACAATCTTGATAATAATTATAGTTATAGTACTTATCGGCGCTGGGGTAGGAGTAGCGGTAGCATTAAGTGGTAAAAAGGATGATAATCCTACGGGCGATAGTGTCAATGGTATATTTAATAATACTTTTTTTGGAGACAGTCAAAATTACGCTAGCTCCATTAAAATAGCCAGTGATCGCTGGTCTAGTTATATTGACGAAGATGTAACTATTAATGTAAAATATCAAACTTTTAATGATCCTTCTTCTATTACCTTAGCTTCGGCTAGTATGAATGATAGTTCTAATATTCGCGGCGGTGGTACTATAAATATTAATACTGGTCGAAGTCCACCCGCGGCTGGTTGGGATGATGTTATTGAACATGAGTTATGTCATGTACTGGGTTTACCTAGTGCTACTGAGTGGCAAAATGCTATCATTACTACCAGTAGCGGTACATTTTTGGATGCCAGTGTTTTTACACTTACCGCTGCTGCTTACTATGATTTAATATCCGGTTCTAGTGGTAATATACCACTCCAATCTACTGGTGCTCATTGGAATGAATCTGTTTTTTCTATCGAATTAATGACACCATTAATTAGCAGTGAACCAGAATTAATAACTTCTAAATTAACATTGACAGCCATGAAAGAATTAGGATGGAATATAGATCTAAGCAAGGCCGAGCCTTTCCCCTAAATTATGCTTTTTGGGGTCAAATTTAACACATAATCTACACACTTTGGCCAACATATTAACGTCTTTGCTAATAGGTTCGTCTACCAATTTTTTGAAAATATCAATATCCTGAGTAGATTTATATTTATTTCTTACTACTGCAAAAACAGAGCGCCAAGTTTTGGGGAGATCTTCTTTTTCTTTCAAAAAAGTTAATTCTTCTTGGTTTAAATCTTGGTTATAATTAAGAAATAATTTCTCATCACCTTCCAAAACATCAGGGGAAATAATAGTGTAAAAATAATAAAAATTTTCTTTGATTTTTTGGTATTTTTCTCTTTTTTTCTCGTTAGTTAATTTGGTAAGAATATTTTCGGTTTCTAAATAATTACAAGTAGATAAAATATAAAGAAAAGCTTGATAATCAGTAATATTAAATTTATTGTCTGCTATATTAACCATATTATTTTTAATTTTTTCTCTGGCTTTTTCAAAGATATCAGTAATGTAAGTATAGGGTGAATTTTTAGCAACTACAGTAACAGGTTGTCCATTTTCTCCAGCTACTACTACCAAACCATCACGTTTGAAAATTGCTATTGCTAATTCCATACTTCTAATATCATTTCTGGTTTTTAGTTGATCATCTTGGCCAGCAAAAACAAACAAATCATTATCATAATAGCCCAAAATTTTGATATCATTAGGACCATTATAAATAATACTGGAATTATTGTTAGTAACTAGTAGAAAAATTTCTCTCGCATCTTCTTTGAATTCTTGGCTCAATTTAACCATCTCTTCTACTTGTTCCTTTTCCACCTTAGGTACAGTGGTACCTTTGCTTAATTCTCTTTGATTTAGCTCACGGCCACTTAAAAGAACTTTGCCTTTTTTGATAGAAAAAGAAGTAAAGCCTTCTTGATAAGCAGTCCCCAGAGCATCGCTAGGGATTAATTCGGAAAATTTTTCCTGGGTACAGGTTTGTTGATTAAACTTCAAATCTTTACGGTCAGCCATAATTATATGTTAAAACTTTTATTAATTTTACTTTTAAAGAAATCTAACTGGTCTTTCAGTTTTTACTAATTTAAGGAATTTTTTGATTAGAGTTTTCTTTATGCCATCTTTACAAATAATACAAGTTTCTTCTAAATGCTCTACTCCAATTTCTTCGAATACTTTTTTCAATTTTAGCATTGCTGACATACTAATATTTTTATCATTTAGATCATATATCATCCTTATTTTATCATATTTAGCATAAGCGTCTAAAACTTCTTGTTTAAGTTGTTCAGTACTATATTCTGAACCAATATTAAAGTACATATTTTCTACATTTTCAGACATTTTTATATATTAAAATCTTTAATATATATTAATAATTATAGTTATAATTTTTAGCTCTTCTATTCCTTTGTTTTCTTCTTTTTAATGAAACAGTCATATCATCATTTCTCCAACTATCTGGTATTTCACTTCTCTTAAAAGTACGTATTATTTCAGTACCATTTCTTAAAAATCTCGAATAAGTTACCCATTCCCGATTGTCGTATTCTAACCAATAATCCGGATCAGTTTCCATAGCCTGTAAATTTTGTTCTTTAAGTATTTTTTCAGTAATAGGATGTCTACAAAAAGGGCATGTATCTAATATTCGATCGTAACAACTAGAACATAAAGAATGACGGCACACGAGGGTAATTTTTTCATTTTTTTCTTCGTAACATATTTCGCATTCTGACATTCTTTTATTGTGCTGGGATATCAGAAATTTTCTTTATACAACTTCATTTTTTAAAAAATATTTTTTTCTACTATATAGCATTACGTTATTAAATGTCTGGTACTTTCGCCAGATACAGTTCCAGGCGGTCCCTCTGTTCTTTTGTATGTATCAAAAATAATTTTTTCCTTCAAATAGAAATGGATACCTAAGCCTATTACAGCGGCAAAAATAAGTACCGAAAATACAATTAAAATTATTTCTAATGTTTTAAGTTTATTACCTCGATTAAAAAATTTATTTAATTCAGCATCCTTTTGGGGATCATAATATAATTTATTACCATCATCACTATTATTAGACATTTTATATATATAATTTTCTAATATAAAATGACAAATATTAATTTAGAAAATCTCTATCGAGGTATTATTAACGAAAATCAAACCTTTTATTTAGCTGCTCGACTTAATGGTACACAAGATACGCTTATTAAAACTGGTTTAGATTTATCCAGTAGTAGTCCTCATTTCTTACTTTGTCTAGACCGTTATGAAAATGCCGGTATACGTTATCATAGATTATACTGGAGTAATGATCCCAAAGATTTTATACCCCAACTTAAAGGCAATAGTTATAACCAAGGAGCGGTTAAGTTAATCTACAGAACTAGTAATAGAAATAGTTATAATCTTTCTTATCAGACTAATTTAAATTATCAACTTTTTGATAGTACCCTAATTACTTATGGATTAGATAATATCGAAAAGACCACTTCTATTAATCAAGAAAGAAATAATTCTTTTAATATTGTTCCTGGTCTCAATGGTAATTATAATATAGATAATAATATTCACACCAGTGTAATTTATGACATAACATCTATTTCTAACATCGGACAAGATTGGAATTTTAGAACTAATCTAGCTTCTACCAGCGGCGGTAGCGAAGATCGTCCAGATTTAGCCACCTTTACTAGTAATAATAATGCTTTTGAAAAATTAAAGGCTAAAGCAGTAAAAGTTAGCGACAGTCCCAGTACTTCTATTTTAAGTAATAAACAGCTTAATTTAACTGGTTTTACTGCTGTTACTAATTATCTTGGCTTGGATAGTATTCCAACCAATAGCGGTATTGCTTATATGGAACAAGGCGGTAGCAGCGAATATTTTGTTTATAACAAATATGACCCTAATACTAATCATTTAACATTAGGCGAACGTGGTTTATTCGGTACTGCCGAGTTTACTCCGGCTACTGGAAGTACATTGACAATTACTATTTGTATTGAAAATCATATTGATAACTTTAAAACTATTAAAGAAATATTAACTACTAATTATTCTGAAAATGAAACTTATCTAGATATCTTTTTTATTCCTACTATTAGATATAATGTATTAACAAGAGGATATTTTTTAGAAAATATAAGTAATTATGATTTATCTACTAATGCTAATGCTATAAATTATTATAATTACATTACTGGTAAGGTTTATACTAATGGGGTTATAGTTAGAGATATTTCTTTTCTGACTAATTATTTAAATAATAGTTTACCTACTAATTTTAGTTCTACTAAGATGGACAGTAATTATCCCCTTATTTCAATTTATAATACTGGAAATACGGTTAATAGTAGTAGTACTGTAATATGGACCCAAATACATGATAGTTTAAATTCTTATTATTATAATTATTGTCGAGGCAATGATCTATGTGGTAATTGCATGGGTTTAACTGAAACTAGAGCCTATCATTGTCATGTTAATAATAATACACTAGAAAATTATAAATTTAGCACAACTGCGGGTAATTTAACCGATAAAAATGCCTCTCCTCCTCTCTCTGATAACCCTAAAAATAGTCAAATTAATAATATATATAAAAATTATACCGTGCCTATTATATTAGTTTCCGCAACAGTGTTTATTTTATTAATTTTTTTATTTGTCTATATAGGTCTGATAAAAGAAAAAAATATTGATTTACAAAACATTATGTTGAATAAATAAAATTCTTCTATTTTGTAAATTGATATAATAATTATATTTATATAAAAAAATCATTAAAATATTATAAATATACCAAAAACTATAACATTTTCTAAAAAAAGAAAACATTTTATTATGGAGCAAGAAAATTTAAAATTATTAGAATATTTTGATAAGTTTAAAGAATATAATAATTTTGATAATTTAAAGAAAAAATTAGATAAAGATAGTAAAATTAGACATATATGTGATATAAATTTAGGAGATGTAACTATACCCTATATCGGGCCTAGTGAAAATCTTAAAAAATTTCCTAAAATTATAGCAAAGGAATGGGGAGAAAAAGAGAGCCAAGAAATTAGATATATATTAAAATATTATGACGGTGGCGATATAGAAAATATATCCGAAGCGATAATAATTTTAGAAATTAAACACCAAGAAACAAGTAATGAAAATTATTTAAAACTAAAAAATAAATTAATAAAAAATGAAAAAATAGAAGATAATGATCTAGAATTTTTAATAAATGAAAGGGATATTATGTCTACTAGTTTAGTCTTTTTCTTAATTTAAATTTATAAATTTTTAAATAATTTATAAATTAATCTTCTTCAAAATCAAGATAATCTTCTTCTACTTCATGACGATAATCCTCGACCCCGACATCAAAATCGGAACTGGGCACTGATGTTTCAAATTTTTCTCCATATTTTTCATTAATACCCTCTACGATACTTTTTATTTTACCTGCTAAATCAAAATCATGAAATCCATTTTGACTATTGATATTACCGCATAATTCTCTCATATTAATAAAACTAAATACTTCAAAATCATTTTCCGTATTATCTTTAACCATATCCATGGGATTGAAACCAGCTCCATAAGAAAATTGGAAAATAATATTAGTTTGATTACGGACACTGCCGTCATAATTCATGATTAAATCCTCTTGTGCTTTAATCATAGATCTTTCTAGATAACCAGTTTCTGAAGTATTAACAGCTGTATCAATCATACCACGACGACCATCCTGAGCATTAGCAAAATAAGCATTAGGATCTATGCCTTCGAAAAAACTATTTTTACAAAAGCCTATCGACTCGGCCGTAGTATCATGGACGCTAAAACTAGTTAGCCATCTACAATTATTACTTATAGTTTTCTCGGGTAATTTTTGATTAACAAAGATTTGCCCCAAGGAAGATACTACTGCTAAAAGTTTACTCTTTTCACCTTTGGCACCAGATTTTTCCTTGGACATAATATTGATAGAATTGCTTTCTTTATCTAATATTTCATCAATGAAATATTTTCCTATTTTTGTACTGGTATTATAAACAATTTTAGTGATATCTTGTTCTCTTTCCTCTAATTTATATTTATCTGCTTCTTCGGGTAACATAGGCATATTAATTAATTCTTTATTCATAATGTCAATATATTTACTTCTTTCTTCATAAAATTCCTTTTCTTTTTCCTTAGAAGTAATCAAAATATCTTTTATACTAAGACTAAATCCTTGTTTGAGTAAAAACCAATTAAATAAGAAATTAGCAGCACTGATAAAATCAGCTGCTGCTTGTTTACTATAATTTTTATAAATATTTTGAATAATACCATTATGTACGCCTTTACAGGCTTTGCTAATACTACCATATCTTAACACGCCTTCGCTAATATGACAAGTACCATTCATAAACCAAAAATCAGGGGGGAATATAATACTACATAGACCGTAATAACTAAATTTACCAATACCGTGTAATCTGTCATCTAAATTAGCTAAATTAGTATTAACATAATCTTTCCCCATTTGTTCGGTAATATGTTTTACTCCTTCATTAAACATATCAATACTGATAGTTTCATTTTTATTAGTCATTAGATAAGCACCTGTTATACTATTATAAATGAGCGATGCAGCGGGATTAGAACTACCACTATTCATCATACAATAAATAGGGGTCATTAATAGCCTTGCTTCTGCCTGGGCACTAGTGGTTTGTACTAAATGTAAATTACCTTCGTCGCCATCAAAATCAGCATTATGACCTTCGGTAGAAGATAAATGCACACCAATAGTCATCTTATCTTGAAATTTAGCTCGATAACCCAACATACTATGACGGTGTAAGGTAGGCTGACGATTAAAAATAAAATAATCATCGTCTTCCGACTCACGATCAATATTATCTCCTATCCTCAATTTATCAATATGCTTATTAATATCAAATTTTAATTTTCTACCAGCTAAGTTACCTTCTTTGGGGCAAAAATATTTAATTTTTCCTTCACGTGCTAGATCTCTAATTCTGTCCATATTGTAATAAGTAATAGTTTCGGGTAGAGTTAATTTTTTCATACCCTCAGGAATAGCTATATAACCGAATTTAATATACTTATTGGGCCCCAAGACAGTACGGCCAGTATAATCACACCTTTTACCCATTAAATTGCCTCGAATTAAACCATCTTTATGAGTGATTAAATCGGTAATAGATTTAACGGGTTCTTTTTGCGCCACAGTATATTCTTTAGAACTATTCTTAATTAGAAAAGAATAAAATTTTAAAATATTAGTATAACAATCTTCCTTTTCATCTTCATCTTCATATTGTAAAGACTCCAAATTCTTTAATAGGATATCTTTGTAAGCAAAAGTTAAAGGATGGTCTTTTCTATCCTTAGTACCGGTTTCATTATAAGGTCTATCATTTAATGGTATAACTGGAATATAATCAATAATAAAATTACGAGGATGATTAATAGTAAAACCTAGTGTTTTAGCATCTTTGTCACTAATAAAATCTAATTTTTTCTTAATCGTATTAACACTCATAAATAAATCTTTTTCTCTCTTATTTTTCTTAATAACATAAGAAACATCACGAGACCAAATATTAGTTTCGCTAGGTTTTTTATCTTTAAATAAAGGCTGCATGGCACAATTAGGATTACTACATTCTTTAATTTTTTGACTAGCTTCTACTACAGCCTTTAGCTTTTTCGAGCCTTTCAATAAATTAATACCTTTTTCTGCTATAATGGTATCAGTAATTAATAATTTATTACAAGTATGACAAATACAATTAAGTACCTGAATTACTGTTGATCTGTAAAAAGGATGTATAATATTAACTGGTAAATCCATCATAGCTAAATGACCGGTACATTCATCGTTGGTTTTCCCGCAAGTAGTGCATAATTGATAATTTTCAATAGTGCCCATACGAGGGTCTTCCAGGGACCCAGTGGTATCGACAGATCCATTGATATTAGTTACTTTGCAAACCGAAAGTCTCTTTAAAATTTCCTTTTCAAAAACTGAAAAACTTATACCTTTTAATTCAGCCAATGGAAGATTTTGATCAGCTATAAAATTCTCAATATTTTTTAATATCTTTTCTACCGTATTCACATGTTTATTTTTAGGTCTTTTTTGCGGCCCGGAGGCCGCCTTTTCGACCTTCTTTTTACGATTAAATTTAGCAGCTAAAGACATTTTATATATTCTCCTTTTTTTATTTGTCAATTTTTAATAATATAATAACAAAAAATATATAAAATGTCAGAAGTATATCTTTTTTATCAAAATAGTAATTTAAAAGCTATTTTTGATGATACTAAAAAATTAAAACAACAGACTTTTCATTATATTTTAGAATATTATGTAGAACAAAAAATATATAAAAATAAACTAGAGGCTGGTAATAAATTGAAACAAAAAATTACTAATTTTTATAAAGATAATGTTAAATTTTTAGAAGCTCATAATATTGTCTGGTCTATTGTTAATATAAATACTAACCAAATAGAGGATAGTATTAAAAATAATGGTTATCGTACTGTTTATACTAAGATAAAAATAAAAGGTAAAAACTGTAATAAAAAAGACTTATATAGAGATTTGGCCTATTTGGATTTAACTTCTTTATATACTAAGTAATTAATTCAACTATGGCTACGGTAAAGCCAGCTAAATTAACTAACCATTTTTCACTAAAAATGGAAATAATATACATAATTATAAGATAGATAAGGCTTAAATAATAAACAAAAGTCTTCATCTTTATTATAATATTTAAGTGTAAATATTATAAAATTTTCATTTTAAAATGGATAAAATATTATCTTTGATTAATGACAATATGGTTACCTTTTTACAAAATCCAAATAATAAAGAAATACAGGAGATTATAAAAACTTTATCAAAACAAGAAAAACCTACTATTATTTTTACTGCAGTAGAGAGGGATAACTTATTAGGTTTACATGCTCAATTAAATTATCATAGAGTAGAAAATCAATTATTATTAGAACCAGAAACCTTTAATAAAAATATAATACTTTGTCAAAAAGAAGTACTTTTTCAATTATATGCCAGTAATAATAATTTAGCTGATATTATTATATTTTATGACAGTGAAGTAGAAAATAAACATTATAAATTAATATGGCAACTTTGGAAGAAAAATAAAAATTTAAGAGTACCTAGATTAATCTTAATTAATCAGGGTTATAATTTAGATTTTCTCCCATTCGAAAAGACTATTGATAATACTTATACTTATAATAATAAATTAGCTAACATAGAATATAGTAAAGATAATTATCCTAGAAATAGTAAAAACATTATTTCGGGTATATTAGAAAAAACTCGTTTACAAGATGAAGAAGTTTATCAGGAATTGGTGCTAGTTCCTCATAAACGTTTTATACCAGAAATGTTAAAAAAATTAAAAGAAAAATATAGTAGTTATGAAATATATAGTTTTGATGAAAATATATATCAAAGTCATAATGCCAAAATATTTTCTAAACCAGAAAAACACAGAATAATAGTTTCTCTCCATCAAGCAGCTGCTTTAATTAATTTTGATAATTTACATTTCATTTATGATAGTTGTCAAGTTAGTGTTGATTTTTATGGGAGTTATCAAGTTTATAATATCACTAAAAAAACAGCTCAAAAAACAGCTATGGAAGCCAAAAAGAAAATATATCGTATTTGTACCGAGGAATTTTATAATAATCTTAATTTAGTAGAGAAAAAATTTCTTGATAAAGATAGTACATCTAAATTAGTTTTATCCTCTTATTGTTACGATGCTGATATAGATATAGATGGTGAAAAAGAAGCCATTAGTTTATTAGAAAGGTTAAATTTAATAAGGGCTGGCAAAGTAACTAAAAAGGCTAAAATAATTTTTAATTCACCTTTGGGAGTGAGAGCTAGTCACTTTCTATCTCTTTGGGAAAGCAAAAAATTACCATTGTTCCCGGCTTTAATTTTAGCTGTGATCATTGATCAAAATAAGTATAATTTGCTGTATACCCCTACTGTCGAAAATGACAAAAATGAAGCAAAAAGTGAAAAAAAGCGGAAAAATGTGAAAACTATGGTAGTTTATATGGACATTTTCCTTTCATTTATGTCTACTTTTAAAGACTTAGAGACGGAAAAAATAAATATACAAAAATGGTGCCAAGAAAATTCTATACAGGCAAACAGCCTTAATTTTTTAATCACCAAATTGAAAGAAGCTGTAAATTATTATCGAAAATTTTACAATTTTGAATTAGCTCTCTATGAAAGTGAAAATGTTTTGAAAAAAGCAATACCATTTTTATGCAATAGTTATAGTGAAAATATTTATACAAGTCATGATAAAATAAATCATATTTATCATGATAATAAAGGGAATACAGCTGTATTAGATAAGAAAAGATTTGATAGTGGTAATTTTTTCTTCCCTGAAAAATTTATTAGTCTATATCAAATAAATACCAATCAGGGTCATGATATTATTTTATTTTATATTATTATTGAAGATTAAATATTAGAAATTTTAAAAGGTTCATCAATAGAACTATTATCTATTTTTATATCTTCTAGTTTTCTAATAGATTTCTTTCTAATATTAAGACAAGGGCAAAATTTTAAAGTCGTTACTTTGACATCATTCCAAATACCAATAATATCGTCAATGATATCAGAAACCATTTCTATATTTACTTGATCGACAAAACTTCTTATTTTTATAATTATTTCTTTGTCGACTAATTCTTCATCTGATAATTTTTTCAGTAGATGAGATGTTAAATTCAAAGCTAAATTCTTCTTATATTCTGAACTTATTTTAAAATGATTTGATTTAAGTCTTTGATAAGCCTCTTCTACTATATCACAGCACATTTCTAAAAAGCCAATATGGCTCTTTATATTTTTAATATGCCCTGGGCTTAAATTTTGTATGATTTTTATACTTAATTCTTTAACTGGCTCCATTTTATAAAAAAAAATTCTTAAAATTATCTTTACCTGTAGGACTATTACAATCAATCCATTTATCTATTAAATAATCCAGATAAGATAATAAATCATATTCATCGTAACTATTATAATTATATTCACTGTTATTTTCTCTGTATATTAAATTATAATTATCTATGATTATTTTAGCATCCTTTTTGAATTGTATACCGTCTAAAAAAATATATATTTTATTATCCTTTTCTAGGATTTTAAAATCCTCATCATGATCGACGGTTATCATGGTGCGGATTTTTTCCAGCAGCATTTTTCTTAATTTTTAATATTATTAAATATTAGATAATCAATTTATTTTTTTCCAGATATAAATATTTCTTTTAGTATTTTTAGATAATACCCAACTAATAGCTCCTTGATATTGTAATGAAGTATTATTCTTAATATATTCCATAGTATCTTTAACATAGGTAGGATACTTAGGATAATTGCTTATATATAAACCCAAATGGCCATCCTTAACTAGCGCCTTTTCACTTTTTAATATTAAAGGATAAAGGAAATTATCTTTCCATTGTTTTATTTTAGGATAAGCCCGATGACTTTGCGTTACAGAAACATCATAATCTTCTAAATCAAAGAAAGGAGGGCTAGTAAAAACCAAATCATAATAATTACTTTTTACCCTAGCTTTTTCAAAAGGTTTAGGAGTAATTTTATATTTTTCTTCTTCCTTTGGAGCAAAAAAATCAATTATATCTTGATAATTTTCTTGCATTTTTGTATTGGGATCAAAGGCTTGATATTCGCAACCATAAGCCAAAGCGGCTATTAATCGATCACCCCAGCCGGCGCTAGGATCTAACCATTTACGGACTTTAAAAGTTTTTAAAACTTCCATAGCCATAATAATAGGAAAATTAGAACATTCTTTGGTATTTTTCCAAATATAATAATCAATTTCATTGTAATCAACTTTTGGACCTAATTTATCAATAATTTTTTGTTTATTTTTTTCGTACCAATCATAGACACTAATATGGCCATTAAATTGACATTTTATTCTCTCCTTTTCTGAGAAATAATCAGTGATGCGTAATAGTTTATTTTCTTTCTCAAAATTAAGAATATAATGATTAAAATTTTTATTAGTATTTGATACTACACTCCTGGGGTGATATTTTTTTAATTTATTAAATTCTTTCATTATTTCACTATCATTTTTAATATTTTTATAATAGGGAAAAGCAACTTGATTTAAATTAACCTTGGTCATGATTTTTATTTTTTGATTTAAAATAAAAATCAATTTTTTATGAACAAATAGAAAAATAATAAGATGAAAATAATACCTAATAAATATAGTAAATTATCATCACCTTTTTCTGGTTGAGAATAAATGTATTTTTTTAAATTTTCGATATAAATAGTTTTATATTTACTAGTATTAATATTCTTATATTCTATCTTTAATTTATTAAATCCGGCTTTTTCCAGATATTTCAAACTTTCTATGTTTAAATTCTTAGGCTGGCCGGTAAAATATAAAACAGCATAATTATTTTCATTATAAGGAGCTTCTTGTCTAGTTAAGGGAAAAATTTTATTATATTTATTATCATAAACAAAGGGAATATCTTGCGCTTTATTAGCGTTTAAGGGACAAGAACCTTTATCTCCTACACAACCTATTAATAATTGAGCTAGACTGCCAGGTAAAGTTTTGTCGTCACTGTCTAAATGTTTAGAAATTTCTTTCTGTAAAGTTTCATAAGTAATTTCACCGCTTTCTACTGCTTCTTTTATATTAACAACGTAATCGTTTAATTCTTCGGATACTTCACCGAAACTTTTGTCTTTATTTTCTTCTGACAATAATTTAGCAATAGCTTCTGAAAAATTAATAGTATTATCAATCATTTTATATTTTATTTCTTTTTGAATTTAGGTAAATTATTAGAAGGCCCTATATCTCTAATATTATTTATTAAATCCGTATAAAAACTTCTGAATTTTTCTTCCTGAAAAGGATATTCGGAATTATTATTTTTTATATTAAGTTCTTCTTCATTTATATTGGTACAATAAGGAGTTAATTGCTCTCTAACTTCGTCCTTCTTTAAACAATAAGTATTATGTTTAGTCTCGCTGGCTATGGTTTCAATATTACTATATCTTTTAATCAAAGTCAAAGCATTAACTGGACCAATTCGATCCATTCTGTCGTTAAAATCAGTACCCAAAAGAATACAAAAGTCTCTAAATTGGTCATGATTAAGACCTAAATCTCTTAAAATATTAAGGGTAAATACACCTTTGATATTTATGTTGCCTCCAATATTTTCAAAACCTTTTACTACTACTGGTGCTCCTAGTGGATAAGTATCAGTGTCACTAGACCAGACCGCCGCCACTTTCAATTCTACTGCCAGAGAAGAAGCTAAATTTTCTGCTTCATCATCAGCAATTATACTGGGTATACCAACAGAAACAGCAAAATCTTTGATTTTCTCTATATTCTCAAAACTAAAATAGGGGGTGAGTAAAACTAATTTTTTATATTCTTTTAGCATACTATCATCCCTAGCCAAAATAGGTAGTTTCAAGAGCTCTTCTTTCAAACCCAATTTCTTTTTCTTATATTCGTCTCTTATTTTTCTCCTTTCTATCTTGGTCACCATTTTATTGTCTTTACTAACACCATCCCAAATCCAGACTGGTGTAATTTTGTAATTCATCAGTTTATTATTGAATTTTATCCATTCTACTAACATACTCTCATACATACTCTCTTGGTTAATATCATCTAAAATATCTTTTTGTCTTTCTACTAGATTTTTATTAACTATACTAATATAGCTAAAAATCCAATTTAGTCCATCTATTGCAATTCGATAACCGCCAAACTGCAATAGTGGTAGTTTGAAAAAACAATTAATGTTTTTGTCTTTTAAAAACTTGTTTAAATCTTGAATGCCCATCTTTTTTATAGTCAAAGCTTTACTTTATAAATCATTTTTTCTTTTAACTTACTAAAATGAATAAGGTTTATATAATCGAAAAGAAATATTTAAAAACCCTGTATTTATCAGAACAAGAAATTATTTTGGAAGAGATAAGCGATAGTTGTTCTCTCTATGATAATATCATTAAAATATATAGTTCCGAAGAATTAGAATTAAAGGAAGATGAAATATATCAACCTTTTAGATTAATTGCTGGAGATAAAGACTTTAACAAGGAGGTGCAAAAAATGCAGTGTAAATATATAGAAAAAATTACTAATTTTAAAAATGTTACTTCTGTAATAGAAAAGAAAGAAGCTAATTATTATCTTATTTTCTATACTAATAGTTTACTTCTTTATATTAAGAATTTTCACAAAGAACGATTAACTACTCATTTGAATGATTTTAAAAATAAAGATAAATACTATGGACATGGTAAAACAGCAGAAATTAAGTTAAGAGAAGCGGGTAATAATTTTAAATCTTTGGCCGAAATTCATTATGGTTCAGAAAAATTAGATAAAAAAACCCAGAAAGATCTAAATAAAAAAGAAATAATTAGTACAAGAGATTTAAATAAATATTTAGATCTGAAAGAAGAAGATAATTTTTATCAATACCAAGATTTAGAAGATATTAAGAATATTCTAAGAATAGAAAATAATTTATTACCTAGTCATAAATTATTAAAAACTGATAAATTCTTACTATTACAAATTAATCAAGAAGGTAAAATAATGAAAAATATCACCGAACATAATGAGGCATTAGCTAATAATGAACTATTATATAGTGATAACAATATGTTAAATGGAAAGAGTAAGCTTTTTTATAGCCAAGCACAAAAGCATGATAAAAGTATTTTTAATGATCAAGAGAAAGCTATTTGTTTATTTTTATCTTTTAAATTACAAGATATGGAAGCTATTTTAGTTAGTGAAAAAGAGCAATGGGTGGTTTATCATCGTGAAAATATTAACAATCTAAAAGACTTTGATTGCCATGAAGAAATAATAAAAATTTTAAAAGAAAGGGATATAGCTACTGATAAACTAAATAATTTAAGTCTAAAAGAATTAAGCAATTTATTTATTCATAATAATGAATTAATATTAAGTAATGAAAATAATATTATATATTTGGATAATAATGGTAAAAATTTACCTTTACATATAATTATTAATAGTGGTTTACACCATCACGGGTATTACAATAATGGTATTTGGAAAAGTATCATTGATAAAGAGGATTATTCCCCTGTGTTACCTGATTTAGTAAATTTTAGTTTTTCACAAATTGATAATGAAGATCATGTGGAAGTTAGCGTAGAATACGATGGACGTAAGAGAGTAATCAGTGACTTTTTTTATCTTCCTGCTAAATATTATGATATGATGAATAGTCAACTTAAAAAAATATTTAGTTATGGTTTAATGATAAAACCTTTTGATATAGTTAGATGGCATAAAGAGAAAAAATTAGATATAGAAACTATATTTATGCCTACTTGGATATCTAATGTTCCTAGTAAAAAAGAAAGAGAATTATTTAAATTTCTTTTACAATTTTAAATAATTAAAATGAGTGATATAGATGATAGTTCAGATGTAAATCTGGGATATATTTTTGAGGCTCGTCCTTTAAAAGCTATTTTTTTAACTTTTGATGCTTTACTTATTTCTAGTATTTTTTTATTAATAGGATTTAGTGCCTCTACTTTTATTAATCAAAGAATGACTAAAGAATTAGATAGAAGTCAGAAAAAAATAGAGGTATTTTTCGAAATATTATCCGAGGGTTTAATCACTATTATTTTTGTTATGTTGGCTTTATATTTAATTCCTATGTTACCTTCTTTAGTACCTAATGTTTCACAAGAACATTTATTACAGCGTGTTAAGGCCAAAGATTTTTTACTAACCTTTGCCATTATCGCTTGTCAAACCAAATTTCAAAATAAGATAAGATTTTTACTTAATGATGCCGACGACGCTGATGAAATTGTTAATGAAGAAATTAGAGCTGATTTCAGAGCATGTCCTAATAACGATGCTGGTTTTGTTTGTGCCCCCTAATTATTTCATTTTTCTTTCGGCATTTAAATTAATCTTACGACTAGCATAGCAATTATCTAAAATAAAATCTAATATTTTTAAGATATTAGTTTCATTAATTATGGCATTAATCTTCTTTAAATAATCCATAGCAATAATAGTCAAAGCTGTACTTTCATAATCATTTTTTAAACCTTTCTTTTTATAAATAGGTCTTTTACTACCATCAATAGGATTGAAATAAAGACCTTTGGCTCTGATATAACGATTGAAATAAGCATTCATTCTATCATAAGTAGTAAGGTTCCAATCACGATAAGCCATACCTTTTACTAAAAGCCTAGTTTCGGCACTGGAAGAACGAGCAAAAATCTGTCTTAATACTGTGCCGTCTAAATATCTTTGGCTTTCTTTTTTTACTACATCTGGATAAGGTAATCTAAATTTAAGCAAAGAAATAGATGGTTTAAGTTGTTCAACCCATTCTTGCTGCATTAACATATCTGCCGCTACTAGGGCTTCAAAATTATCTACATCAGTTTTTTTATCTTCTTCTTCTCCCACGGCTAAATTACGGATATCACTGACAAATAATATTTCTTCGTTTCTTTCCTGCCATTCTTTGATATCTTTTTCTTCGAAATAACGATTATTGATAATCACATTTTCTAATTCGTATAGTCTTTTATCCCAGCCTTCGCTAATATCATAAAGATGATAAGTAAGACCTGGAAATAATTTAGCTAAAACATAGATATGATGTCCATGAGCAGCGCCTATATAAACTACGTTTTTAACTAAAGTGGTATCCATATAATAAATTATAGTTTGCATTTCACTTAATAATAATTTTAATTGCCCTATATGTAAATTATTCATTACACTTTCTTTATCATAATCACTCTGTCCATCTCCGTTACCGAAAGTAAAGAGATTATTTTTATTGAAAAAGACATATTTACCCTCTTCAAAATCACTTAAATTATTATCTACTTTTTTACTTGTGTTATTAAGCATGCCTTTTCTAAAATCATAGGAAGCCATAGTTTTTATTTATTCTATATAATTATTAATTCATTTTTTGATAGAATTAATAGTTAAGGAAATTTTTAATTTTTCTATAAATTTTAGCATTAGCTGAATTAGGAAAATGATTATCCATCCACCAATCAAATTCCCATTGCCTAGCTCGATAAAAGATTTTTGGATTTGGATTTCCTTCTCGATGTTCCATTAATATCAACCTAGTATATTTATAAGGAGTAATAACTATTTCGCCATCTTCGTGGCAAATAAAATGATGTTCTGGATGAGGAGAAGAATAACCGTTTCTACCTTCCCATAATTTTTCCGCTTTTAAATTTACAGTAAATTGTTTATTTTCTTCATTTTCTACAATAGTGAAATAAGCCATACCACTTTCTTTAACATCAACAGAATATTTGGGGCATATGCCCCGTTTGTAATCATCCATTATGATTATTATATTTTAAAATTGAATTAATTCAATTAATTCAATTTTAAAATGAAATTTTTAAATTAGATTAAGTTTATAAATTTTTATCATGAAAAAAAATATTAGAAGAGGTATCTGGGGAGTATTCTTTGCATTTTTTCTATATCTGATTATATATTTTTTATTGAAAAAAAGTAATTATATCGAAGGCCAATGTTATATAGATAGAATAGATTATCCTAAAAGTTTTGAAGATCAATATGTTTGGAAAAATTGCACGTGTGATACCGATTTTTGCACTAAAAAGTGTTATTGTGTTAAATTATATTCATCCATGAAGAAAGACTTAGTTATTGAAAATAATAATGGAGATGATAAAAATAACTGTACTTTTGAAAGTAATATCATACCTTATAAATTAAATTTTGAACCTATTATTACTAACTATATGAATAAAACTGTAAATTGTTGGTATGATAATTCATATACTATATCTGAAATTTATTTAGATTATAAAGAAAATAATATTGTTATATTTATTGTATTATTAATATTCTTATTGGCTTTAAATATCATTTGTTTGTTTACGGAATTAGCAGATAATTATAGTGTTAATGATGTATTTCAGCAAGAAATTTATGAAATAGATGAAGGCGTTGATTTGAATTAAACGTTTTTTTATTTAAAAATGGATAATAAGATTAATTTTTTTTTGAGCGGAATTTGTGTTGGCTATGTAATGTCCAGGATATTAGATTATGAATTTAAAAAATTGTATTTAAATAAATTAATTACAATGAATACACGTATCGAAAAATTGGAAGATTTTCGTTTCTCACTTTATGAGAAAAATTTATTATTGGGTGAAAAAAGAGAATGGGATGAAATCAGTAGTGAAATCAGTGATCATCTTACTGATGAAGAAGAAGAAGAAATGTGATAGAAATATTCCTTTTCTTCTTCCTCTAAATTTGCTATTTTTTTACTCAATATTTTATCAAAAGGACAAATAAAATCTTCTTTATTTTCACTAATTTCTCCCTTCTCTTCAAATTTAAAAATTAAATGACAGTTTTTAATTTTTTCTTTTATTTCTGGTATGGCTAATATATTTTTAATATATTTAATATCTTCTTCTATTATTATTCGGTATATTATTTTATCTTCTAAAATTAATTCTTTTAATTGATCTGCTTTAATATGAATAGTTTTTTTCTTAATAACTGGTAGGAAAATTTTTTCTGTTTCATAATTATCACTATTTAATTTTAACAATAATAAGAATTTATCACCGTTCTCGCTAAAATCGATTTGATAAGGTGTACCAGTATAAATTATATTTTTCTGCGGTATTTGATAAGAATGAATATGACCTGAAAAGATAGGAGGATTTTCTAAACTCCATTTATCACCTATTTCAGAAATATGTGTTTTCATATTAACACCGCAAAATTCTTGATGAGCAAAAATAGCTCTTATTTCGCTCATGTCAAAATCAATAGTATCTAAAGCTTCTTGAAAGCGGCCTGGTTCTACATAAGGAACGAATATAAATTGTTTAAATTTTTTAACTTTATCTACTATTTGAATATTGGAATGATTTTTAAGTCCCACCAAGCCATGTTCTTCGGTAAGAAAAACACGATTATTAATACGGTCATGATTACCAATTAAGACAAACGTATATTTGATTTTAGCTAATGCTTTAATGAAATTGGTAGCCTGACAAAGAGGCTGTAAATGTACCTTTTCGTGGGTATGTAAAACATCACCTAAAATTACTATAAAAGCAATATTATCTTTTTCTTTTTCCACATATTTAATAGTTTCGCGCGAGAAAACTTCCGTCTCTGCACTATTATTAATTTTAAAGTGGGGATCGCCTATAAGTAAAACATTCATTTTTATTAAATAAGCTTTAATAAAAAATCAAATTTCAAATCCGTTCATTTTGTAATAGTTTAATTTCTCCACAAGCTATCCTGGCCCCGGCATTGCCAGTAATCAAACTTTCTATATTTTTTTCTTCATCTTCATAATGAACAAGACCCATATCATCTTCTTCTGCATGTATAACTAAACTACGATTTATTACACTATCTTTTTGATCTGGAAAAAGAGAGATATTATCTACTTGAAAATAATGTTCTACAACGCCGTCTTCGCTAACAATATTGAAACATAAATCACCATTATGGTTACCATGTTTTACCCCATTTAAATTATCTAAACTCCATGCTGGTTCTACACTAAAATGACCGCCTAATTGTTTACAACAGTCTTTCACATTAGAACATTTTTTAATTTCTGCCATTCCTTTTTCGTGAATATGAAAACCATGCGCGCTTTCCGGTAATCCTTCTAAATAAACAGTTACTTTAACTGGACTTTCTTTATCATATTGGTTAAAAAGAACAAAACCATTTAAGGGCACTTCGGCCATACTATATAAACTTTTCTTATTAGGATGAAATAATACAATAGCCTTCATTTTAAAGATTAATTATTTTATTAGTTTAGATTTTTTTACTACTATCGGCGGATTTACCACTACTTTGGGCCCATTCGCCGCTACTATTAGCACTATTAGTCCAGGCATCGCTAGAAGTAAACGCATCTTTAGCTGATCTAGTTTTGGAAACATAAAATGCCCATAATAAAACAACCCCTGCTATTATTAATATGAGTGCGGCAAAAATAATAGAGTATTTTTTAACAGTAGCATTACTCATTTCGTCGGCAGATTTAGTATCAGCTTTATCTTTCATTTCTTCTACTTTTTCAAAAGTTTGTAGTTTTTCTTGTTCTAAATTATTAGGTGCTGTTGGAACACGAGGAGCCTGCGCGGTTCCTTGGAAAGCAGGATTTGGATAAACTTGACTTCCAGTACTAATCCCATAACCTCCCGGACCATATTCTATATTTATTATGGGACTGTTATAATTACTTCCTAAATTAAGTCGTCTATTTCTTGAAAATCCAGGAGAAACATTATTAGAGGGAGGAGGCGGAGGAGCAGAAGGTGTAGGTATTTTTTTTTCTTTTACATTAGCAGTATCCGCGTAATTACCCTTTTTATTAATTGTCGGAACTTTGCTATAAGCCGGAGGAGGCTGCTGATATATACTTTGATTAGTAGACATTTTATTTTAATTACAAATATATTTGTAATTAAAAATGTATATTCTTTATTTTTTATATAGTTTCGCGGCCGGTGTAGCTGCCTTTTTTATCTTCCGTACCGATTTATTATTACTACTACTTTTCATTATTATTTTTGAGATGGTAGTTTATCTAATTTATTTAAATTTTCGATTACAATGGAATTTATATGAGAGGTATCTGTTTAATTTATTCTTCTTTTTGGGTTATTTTTCTTTCTTTTTACTCTATGAAGATTTTAGCGACGGTGATCATCAAAACTTTAATAATAATATCAAGTAAAATGTATGTTTATTTATTTTATATTTTTTTCTTCGTGATAAGTATATTATTATTACTTTTTTATAATTTTGCTTTTCATAAAGATGTAGATAAATATCAAATAAAGAATATAGTATCAGAAGAATTAAATACTGGTGATATAATCTTAATAGATTTTCAAAATATTAATAATTTTTTCATTACTACTCTTTTTAAAGAGAATTTTATGCACCCAGCTATTGTCTTAAAAGAAGGGAAAGATACTTATGTATTAGATTATATTGCTAATAAAGGTTTGATGAAAAGAACATTAGCAGAATGGCTAGCTTATAATAATGAAAGTATTTTTAGCATCAATAAACTATCTTGTAGTCAAGAAGATAGAGAAAAATTAACTAATAATTTAGAGAATTTGTATCAATTCTATAAACCTAAACTATCTGGTCCGTCTGGTTTTGATTTATCCTGGCGTAGATTTTGGTGGCCAAGAAAGGAATATTATAAACCTTATAATTTTAGAAATATGGTCTGTTTAGAATTAATGGTTTATTTTTTAATGGAAGCAGGAGTAGTTAAGAAAAATAGAAGTGTAGAAAGTTTTTTACCTCGTGATTTTGAAAAAATGCAAGGCTTCAGTTTAAATGATAATTTTTCCTTTAAAGATACATATTTGGTTAATAGTTTAATTTTTTAATTATTTTACTAAAATGGAGAATATAAAGAGTTTTTTCTTTTATAGTTTCGCATTCAGTACTGGTTTATTATTTTATACTATTATACTTTATTTAGGTTATATTATTTTTATGGCTGATGATAGTAGTGAAAATGAACTAAGTTCAGCTCAAAGTACAGAAAGTAAAGAAAAAATATCTGATTTAGAAGATTTAGATTGTTTAGAAGATGCTTAAAATAAGCTCTAGCTAAAATGTCTATCCGTGATTTTTTATCTGATCTAGAAAAAACAGAGAGTAAAATTAAAACTTATTTTAATAATGTTACTCTCTTGAAAAGTTCTTTAATTGAATTAGATAATGTTATCGGTATGGCTAATGTAAAATCCCAAATTATTAAACAAATTAAGACTTATATTAGTACTAAAGCTAAGGGAATATATAAAGAAAGTGATAGAAAACATTGTCTCTTGTGCGGTCCTCCTGGTTGTGGTAAAACTACAGTAGGTAAGATTTTGTGTAAAATTTGGGTGGCTATTGGATTTATTGGTCGAGATAGCAGTGGTGTACCTAAAAAGGTAGCTACTTTTAATAAAGCTCAGGATGAGTTAATACGTAATCAAAGACAAAATATCAGAGAATATAAAGATAGATTAAAAGTAGCCGTTAATACAATTAACAGTACCGGCAGGGCCTCGGGTTTATGTAAACGGAGTGTAGCTAATTTAATTAGATTAAAAGATGGTCGAAGTAATTCACAAATTGACGAAATTATTAACGATATTTCTAACGCCAATAGTATCTTAGAAGAAACACATAAAATAACTCCTAATTTAACTAAAATTAAAACAAATAGTATGCAAGGTTTTGGTATTGAAAATGATGCTAGTTTAATAGATACAAAAGATAGTTCTGACTTACCTTTTTATACTTACAATCGTAATGATGTAGTTAGTCGTTATGTAGGAGATACCGCTCATCGCTGTACTAAGGCTATGACAGAAGCATTGGACGGAGTAGCTTATTTTGACGAAGCTTATAATCTATGCAATAATGCTAATGGTTTTGGCGACTCTTATGGTCAGGAAGCATTAACTACTATTAATCAATTTATGGACGAACATTCTGATAAATTAATTGTTGTTTTTGCTGGTTATAAAGAAGATATTTACAATAATTTGTTTCGTACCCAGAAAGGATTAGAAAGTCGTTTTACCAATAAGTTTGAGATCGAAAAATATAATTCTATTGAACTAACTAAGATTTTTATCCAACGTCTTCGCTATGCAGAATGGATCTTAAGCGAGACCCCTGAACTACAAAAAATAATTAAAGATAATTTTGATTTATTTAAATTTCAAGGCCGTGATATGGATACGCTGGCTGTTTATACCAAAAATATCATGTCCGAGAAAATTTATGATGATATTTTGGAAGGAAAAAATGTAGCTAATCAAATCAATGATTTAGATGTGATTAGAAATGCAATTGAAATTTTCAAACAAAATATGATTAAAGGAGTAAAAACTAATGAAAATGATTTACAACGAATGGTTAATATGTTACGGGCTTAGTTTTAAAATTAGATCCTTTACCATGAATAGATAATAAAAGAGCAAATAATATCCATGCTAAGAAAGGTACATATATCATGATATATCCTTCACCAAATTTAGTATTTTCTACTATTTTGGAATAAAATAATTGTACAAATAATATCAAGCCTAAAATAAGAGTTAAGAATATAACATAAAGAGCTAATTTAATTAAATGTAATTTATTATAAATAATTTGCCAACTATATGTTAATACTAAAACTCCTATTACTAAACCTAGGGTAAAATATTCTTCCTGTCTTTTACTTTCATAAAGTAAAAACCCAAACATAATATAGAGAGCAGTCCATACTATAAAAAAGACCCATCCCGGAGGCTGAAACCAAGCTCTATCTGGTTCACTTTTAATTTTTCCAGCGAAGTAAGAAGTAACAAAAGAAGCCAAAATAGGCGCTGCTATCAAAACTCCATCTGCCTTAGAAGTGTTGCTCATTTTTTAATAACTTAATTAATTGAAAATTGTAAAGGTTTATAAACCACGCGATCATGATCTTCGGGACGTCCACGAGGATGACAAATATAACGAATACCATTAATAGTTTTGTCAAAGGCATGGTGAGTATGACCAAAAAACCAATATTTTAATTTATTACTTCTAATATTAAAAAACCAGCTATTAAACTCTGTACTAATTTTGTCACAGAATTCCATTAACGGGACAGTATGACTAACTATAATAATTTGATTTATATCTTTTCTATTCTCATAATGATTTAATTTATCTTGTAATAATCTATATTCTTCTAAGGATCTTAATTTAACGTTTTTAAAGAATTCTTTCTCCATAATTGGATTATTTAGTTTCTCTATCCAATTAGCAAAATAACCACTGGTATGACCATGGCTATAATTCCACCAACCACAATAACCAATAATGACTGTATCTTTAACTACATAATCTTGTATAGGTAAATATATTAATTTATTATTCTCTAAAATTTTAGTTTGGTAAAATATATCTTGATGTTCTAATAAATTAGGATATTCATAAACATGTTCATGATTACCATCTACAAAAAGGACATGATCATAATACATAGAAATACTGTCCAGATAATCTAAACTTATTTTTAAATTATCACTAATATCACCCGCTACAATTAAGATACTAGGACGGTCTGGTGTTTCCCATTTCATAGGAGCATTTTTAATAGGTCCACAGGGATATTTATTGGTCATTTGCGACCATTGGTCGATATGCAAATCACTGACTAGGTCAATCTCTACAGTATTCATTTTAAAAGGGAGTACAAAAAACTGTTTCAAAACTATTTTTAGCATCTTTACTGAAGAGAGTAATAACATAAAAAATTAATATGATCATAGTAGATAAAGAAAATCCGGTTAAATACCAAGAAAATAAATTCATTTTAAATTACAAAAAATATTATTATAATTTTCGCCAACCCCATTAATATAAACTGCAGTGGCATAAAATATTAACCAAATCAGAGGGGTGGTTAAAAACCCTAATATAAAGGCCTCGCTTTTTTTAAATGGATATGGATTAACTCTCATTTTGCATATAAATTAAAATTGAAATTTAATTTATAAAATTTATTAACAATAATACAATCATGGCTTCCATAGAGACAAACGACAACGACAGAAATCCTAATGGATTTTATTTAATCTATGATAAAACCAACAATAGGGACATTGATCAACTTTCAAGTATGATACCTAATTGTATTTACATGAATAGCTTACCTCATAAAGAAGATAAAAAGGATATTGATAAAATGTTTATGATGGTCGCTCCAAAGGAATTTTACGATAATAATAGTGCAGAAGAATTATTAACAAATTATAATATTGTTATTAGACGCTATCGTCCACCTTTGAATGATAAATTAAAAGAGGGTACTACTTATGGTTTTTATATCACTTCTGATGGCGATTATGCCAAATTTTCATCGGCATTGAATAGTATGTTCGAATTATTTAAAACAACTAAATTAATTGAAGAAGATAGTTACGAAATAATTTATCCAAAACCTTATCCCGATGGAGGTATGAGAAAATATGCTATTGTTAGTTTTAAGAAAAATGACAAAGGTATTTATCCTAGGTCATATATTCGTAAATTAAAGATATTATTAAATAACAGTAACTTTAAAGATATTAACTTTAAAGTTGATTGGCTTTCAGTCAATGTTATGAGAGATATTAAAAAGGGTCATTCAAAAGATAAAAAAGAAAAAGTTACTCAGATGGTGACTGTTTCGAGCTAATTAAATTACCCAATTTTTCCATATCTTTATTACTTACTAAATAATCAAAAACTAATATATGTCTATTTTCTATTTTTTTAGATCTACGTGTAGATCTAAAACCTTTTTTAGCTTCCAGTTGCATATGATTTTTGTTTTCAAAAATATAATCCATAATAGCTCCTACGAAAGGTGGACTTTGATAAGCTTCCCATGTCTTCATAAGCATTTTTTCTCCATGCGCTTTGCCAAAAGTTATTTCTACTTGCTCGGGGACAGTACAAATGATAATACGATTAAGAATATTTTCTTTACTAGTACCAAGTTTAGTAGTTTTAGTTTCAAATTTACCATCTACTTTCTTAGGGGGATGATAGAGAGAAAAAATTAACTTATTATCTTCTTCAATTTCAAAATAATCTCGCAATTGTTTATCGATTTCATTAACTACATCAGGATAAGGACCTTTGAACCATGCCCTTCTTTCCTTCCCTAAAACAGAACTAGTTTGATTAAGTATATTCTCATCTACGCTTTCCAAAAATTCTTTGGTTTCAAAGCTAAGAGAATAACTTTTAATTTTATGTTTTAAACTTATTTGATTTCTTTTAATCATTTTACCAATTGATTTATTTAAGCCAATATATAATTAAAAAATGGATATAAATATCACTAATTTTAGAGGTATTAATTCTTGGCAAGGTCATATCAACAATGGACTGACTTTACTGAAAGGAGAAAGCGGGAGGGGGAAAAGCACTATCCTAGAAGCAATAAAATGGTGTCTTTATGGTCAAATGAGACAGGTTTTTCCTTTTTCTGGTAAGAAAGATACCGAGGTTTCTATCTCAATAAATGATATTATTATTACTCGTAAGAAAAATCCAGAATTGATTAAGTGGTCATGTAAAGATATTGTACTGGAGGCTAGTGCTGCCGAAAAACAAATAGAGAAATATTTTGGTTCTAAATTATTATGGCAAGCTGGTAGTTATATTCAACAAGGAGAAAAAATAGTATTATTAGCAGGTAGTAATAGCGAAAAAAGTGCTTTGATTAAAGAAATAGTTTTTTCTGGTCAAGAAGAAAAAAGCGAAGAATTAATTCATAAATTTAGAGATAAAATTAATTCTTTGGAAAAAGAAGTACATAGTTTTCTTTATATGATGGAAAATATTAAAAATAAAAAGGAGGAATATAACCAGGATAATAGTTCAATCTTAGATAAAATTAAACCTAATTTTTACGAAAGTAAGTTATACAAAAGTAAAGATTTATTACTTGATAAATTAGAAGAAATTAAAACTAGTATTAAAGATAATCAAGAACAAATAATTATTAATAAATTATTAGCAGAAAAAAATAAATTATTAGCAGAAAGTCAAGAACAAATAAAAAAATACCCTCCTGAATTAGATCAGAAAAAATTTTTAGATTGGCAAAATTATAATAGTTATAAGGAAAATTTGAAAGAGATTAATATTAGAGAAGATATAATTATTGAAGAAAATTTAGACCAATTATTACAATTAAATGTTATCCATATTACTAATAAAAATATTTTATCTGAATATAATTTAGAAGAAAAAGACTTATATAATGAATTAGAAAATATAAATAAGAAAATAATAGAATATTATAATTATGAAAAATATAGTGAAAAATTAAAGATATATTCCGACTATCAAAATAATATTAAAAAATATCAAGATTATTTTGATAATTTAATTAAATTAGAAGAAAATATCTTAAAAAATTGGCATTATATAAATACTCAATTAGATTTAAATTTAGATCTAAATGATGATAATTTAATCAGCTTAGAATATAAATTAAAACATTGTAAGGAAGGATTTTTAACTTGTCCTAATTGTAATAAAAAACTCTTGTTAAAAGATAACAAATTAATAGAAAAGAATATAAATATAGAAGAAAAGATATTAGCTAAATTAGAGAAAATATTAGCTAATATTAAATTATATCTGAAAAATAAAAAAGAGTGCCAAGATAAGATAAATACCCTTTCTGAGAATGAAATAGAAAAACCAGAAGAAAAAATAGATCCTGAGATTGATGATATAGATTATTATAAAAATAAACAAATTAAGTTAAGTCAGTATCAAAAAATAGAAGGGGTTAATATCAGTGAAAAAATAAGTATTCTTAAAAATAGGGAAAGGGTTAAAGAAATAGAAAATTATATTAAGAAAATTTATCAATCTTTTTTTGATAATTATATTATTGACGAAGAAAATTATTTTTCTAATTTTATATCTTTAAAGAACAATATTATTGAGTCCAAAAAATATATAAATAACCATGAAAATAAAGAAATATTGGATTTAGAAAAAGAAGAAAAATTAATAGTTCGTATTGAAGAAAAATTAGCTACTATTAAAGAACAAGAAAATATTTATGCTATTAAAGATAATATTACTAAATATGAAGAACAATATCAAAAAGAAGCAGAAAAATATAACCAAGCTAATAAAGAAATAAAAATATGTCAAAAATTAATCAAATTAATCCAACATAGTGAAAATGAAAGTTTTACTCATTTTATTAATTATTTCAATATACTTACTAATGAAATTTTAACTATTCTTTTTGAAAATTGCTATCTTAAAATAAAAGCTTTTAAAGAAAATGACAAAACTAAAACCATAAAAGCCCAATTAGATTTTAATATTTTTATAGATGGTAATAAATATGATAATTGGCATATTCTTTCAGGAGGAGAAAAAGATAGAATAAGTATAGCTATGACGTTAGCTTTTAATTATTTAAAAACTAATAAGCTGTTGCTTCTAGATGAATGCATGGCTAGCTTGGATGTAGATAACAGGGCTAAATGTCTGAAAGCTATCAAAAAATATGCTAAGGATAAAATAGTCATAAATATTTGTCACGAAACTATCGAAGGTTTTTATGATGAAATTATTGATTATTAGAGATAGTTAAATTATTATTATAAAAATTATCAAATCCCATATAAATAGTAATAGATGATGTCATATTTTCTAATCCAGTGTCGTAATAAATTTTAATCCTCCTTTGGGCATTTGGTAGTTTATAAAAAATACTTTTACTATAATCAGAATAATCAATCTGAGCATCATTGATGTAATAGAAAATGTTCAAAGTACCATTACCTATAATAGTACTTTCTGTTTTTATAATATTATCTTCAAATTTCTGTCCACTAGTTGTACTAAAAGATAATGGAAAATTATCCATACTACTATCTGTAAGATTAAACGAATATTCCAAATTACTCTTGATATTTAAACCATTATTACTATTTATTATGCCCGACGTATCGTCTAATTTATAATAAAAAATATTATTTTGTTGTGTTAAATTATATTCACCTCCACTAGGGAAACCGGCTACTATACTCTGAGGTTTGAAATAAAAATTACAATCAAAACTTGTACCAATATTTTGTCGACCACGTGATTGTCTAATAGCTGAAAATTTAATAACATTATTATTAGGAAAATCTTCTAATACTGGTAAAACTTTATTTACCGAGCCCATATAAATATTACTCGTATCACTATAAGGTACAGAGAAAAAATCGTGCAAATCAGTAGTATTGACAATATTGAACTCCCTCAATTGACCACTATTATAAGCCAGTGGTAGTGGCTGAGATTTAATATTGTCAACAGGCATACTAAAATTATTAGTCAATAAAGTAATATTACTACTAGTACCGTCATTACTCTTAATGTTAAAAACATCATAAATATCAGTGATATAATCTGGCGTACTAGTATTCTCGGTCACCACACCTACACAAATAGCACTATTAGAGAATATATCGGTAGTAAAATTATTAAATAATAATCCAGGATTTTCTTGATTTAAATTATTTATTAAATTATTATCTAGACGATAACTAATATTAGAAAGATAATCACTTCCAAAGAGACCATACATACGACATTTAAAACTATCATGATTAAATATTTGATAAGCACTAACGCCGTCAGTTAATTGTCCAGCTGGAGAAGAAGTACCTATTAAATATTGATTATATTGCAAGGGCTCGCCTTGGCCATTATCGGCTATATGAATTTCTAAAATATCATCTAGACTAGCTTTATATGTACCAGCTGTAAAATTTTGTGGTTCACTAATAGTATAATCTATAATTTCTTTCCATTTATTATCATTCCAATTATAATCAAAACCAGAACCGTTTTCGCTAATAATACTGAGACCATTAGTGTTGTAGCGATTTTTACTAAAATTAGTATAATAACTTACAAAACTACCTGCATTAATACTACCGCCAGAACTAGATGGTTGTAAATAACCACGGGCTAATATTTCCTTATCTGTATCAGTAAAATACCAAATATCACCTAATTTATATCCACTGCCTTCGTTGATAATTCTGGCTTGATTAATAGGATAATAACCTTGATTATTAATAGTAACATTAACACTGCTACCTCCTCCTATTTTGGTTAGTAAAATATTGTCACCACTTTTAAATTTATTATCATATTCACTAGTTATAAAGGTAGCATCACTGGTACCAATATCTACTAAAACTGGATTATTATCTTTAAAGCTAATCATAGACATACCAAAATGTCTATTATTTATACTATTGAAATTATTTTTAGTCAAAATAGTACCATTTTGACTTACATCAAAAACGGGATAATCTTGACTATTTATATCCAAGGGTAACATAAAGAAAACTATGCTGTTTGCAAAAGTAATATCTGAAACACCACTATCTAGCCAATCATTAGTGCAGTATGGTTTACCTTCGTCCAAACCATTAAGAATAGGAATTTGATAAATATATTGGACTAAATTATCAGCTGCTGCTATATCACCACTATCTTTCAAATATTGAGCACTTTTATAATTTTTAGCACTATAAGGTACTGCTGGTAGTGAAAGATATTCGTCTTCTTTATGAGTAAGAAAACCTTGTCCCATAATACTGGCCAAGGAACTAGCTCCGGGTAATACACTAATAAAACTATTACTAAAATCCAAAATCTTATCTGTAAATTTAACATTAGGTTGTGGACAATAATTAGTTTTATTGGCATAATCACTAACACAAAGAGGATAATTATTAATATTTAATTCATTAAATTGGATTATTTGTTCATTGGTTATTGATGGACTTTCGTTACTAAAAGTAAAGAAATTATTTTGGTTAGAATATAAATCCAATTCTGTTAAAGTAATCTCTTCCCATCCGGAAGTGGAGCTAGGATAAGAAGTACCAGAAAATAAATTATCATTAGCTTTCCACAATCTTCCTTGATATTTAACTACAGTACCTTTTAAATAAGACTCTTCGAGAACAAAATCAATAACAGAACTTTCATTATAGATACTTTCAGCTCTAGCTTGCCATGTATTTAAATTAAAAGAAGAACTCTCGTCAGTAACATTACGATAATATATTCTTTGATTTGGATTAATATAATCTACTATTTGTTTTTCACTATATGTAGTAGTATCATTATAATTTAGAATAGTATTTATACTAGTAATATCTCCAGTGACATAGTCGTAACCAGCTATATTTTTATCAGTAGCTCTCAAAATGTAATTACTTCTAGATATAAATTCATCACCTTCGTTAACAGAGGGATTAACATCAATAGTAGCTATTTGAAATGATGTAATAGCACCAAATCCGTTCCTGTTAGGAGTATTATTATCAACATTAACATTGGGATAATAAATTATACCTTCTGGTTTACCAATAGTTTTAATGTTGTTAATTGAAATAGTACCTTTTTCAGAAGTAAAAGTAGTGGCAGATAATCTAAGATAAGCAATCTGGTTAGCTTCAGAAAGAATTTTAGATTGACTCAAATATTTGTTATTATTATGAATAGGAACTTTACTTTTAAATTCATTATTATCTAAGGGGAAAAAGCCCATTCCCTCTAAAGTAATATTTGTATCTTCTTTTTTAGCACCGGTAGTAACATCATATACTGTAATAGTCATACTATTTTCAAAACCTGGTCGAGGAGTTTTAAGTACAGTAATGTTTGGCCACCAAGTAGAAGGATAAGTAGTGGTTGATCCATTATAATAATAAGCCAAATAATATTCATCCTTATTTATTGTATGTGTATACTGGGATAAATTAGTACTATTAATATCATTAGCACTGCCTTCTAATATTGAACAATAGTAATCATATCTTTTATCATATATATCATTTTTGAAGAAAATATTAGTTCTAATTACTCTTAAACTTAACTTGCTGTCAGTATCAAATTCTAAATCAATAGTATCTCCAATTTGAAAAGAAGTTTTAAAATCATCATTAGTAGTATATCTAGACGAACGAAATTCATTAATATATAAATAAGCTACACCGTCACTGGTCTCTGACCGTACATCTAAAAGAGCACTAATTGTTTTAGCATTAGTTGACATACTAGCCAAATATAATTTCTGATTATTATCACCAAATGTTTGATTAGGTATGGTAACTGATTTTTTAATGTAATTAGCACTAATGAATGGTGTAAATGCCAGACTCTCGTTGATAGGGAAATTACCCGTAAGACCAGTCGATGCCCAACTATATGGAACGTCTAAAGTTATTTGAAATGATATTTTATCTTCCGATATATTAGTAATAGGAAAATTCAAATCTAACAAACTATCCTTAATAGGAAATGCGCCATACTGATACCCATAACCAATAGTACTTATTGGATAAAAATAATTATTACTGTTTAAATTTAAAATATTCCTTTCTACTGTTAAAGTTTTGTCATTTATTTTTGTAACTAATACAATTTCAAAACAAGGATTAAACAACTCTCTGCTATTATTATCTATAATGTCTTCTTGAAATGCTGGAGGATTATACAAATCACCACCACCTGTTGACAGAGCAGTAGGAACTATTACCAGATAATCTCCTACTTTTATTTGTGTACTTAAAGTACTACAAATAAAAGTAGTAGTATTAAGATTATAAAAATTATTATTATCATTAGAAATAATAGCACCGTATTTATCTAAATTCAAAAAATTGTTGGCATTAGTTAAAATAGCTTGAATAAGAGGGTTAAAGAAAGTAAAACCAGTTTGAAAGATATCACCTACTTCTAAATTTAGATTTTTTATAGTTTTGTCCTGATAAGTTATAATAAATACTTGATTGGTAATATCGTAACTTTCAGGATTACTACCGAGACTGCTAATATTATTACCACCAAAAGATATACCAATAGCATTGTAGTTAAAAAGATCTTTATCTGTATTATCAGTGTTTAATTTTTTAGCCAATTGATTATTTCTATCCCACCAAGTAGAACCTGGGTTAAATTCATTATAATTATGATAAGGGGCTATATTTTTTCTAAAAACTGGTTGAATGGCTAATTGGTTAGGTTCTAAGCCAGTGACCCCGCTTTGATTTGTACGGAAAATATAATTATTATTACTATTTTTATAAAATAATGTTTGGTAATTAGAAACTTCGGCATCTGGTGTAGGAATAAAAATACGATCCCAAAAGAGTGGATTTAAAGGATAATTAGTATTATCATTAGTAGTAGATAAATAATAATCTTGTTTAAATCTAGTTAAATAAAGCTCTTCGTCGGGAGCATATTTTTTTCCACTTACCTCTTCTCTGGTAAAATAAGGAGGGAAACATTTAGTTTCGTCGTCGGGATTATAAGGGTCTCTGAACTTATTTAAACATACCATTTTGTTTTCTACAATATCTAGTCCATTTTCCATATAACCATATTCATTCATATAATCCCCGTTGGGATTTAATACATTTACATCAGTTTTAACATTATAACCACTACTCTCCCTTTCTTGTTGACATGGCTGTGAACCTATACTTAACCCCAAAACACCGCAACTAGCTCCTATGTCAGTATTAAAATTAGAACAAGGAACATTGATAACAATAGTATTATTATTTGTACCTCCTTTACTGGGAGAATTTAAAGTTACCTGAGTTCCAGTAGCTAAAGGTTTATTATATTTATCATAACAAATATTAGTAGTAGTTCCGTCAGGATTTTCTATATAAGGAGACTGAAAAAGTTTAAAATCAGCAGCTACCAATAATTTTTTCTCTGGATTAACAATCGTATCATATCTACTATTATCATTTACTATTTTTTTAGCTTGTGTTGTCAAAATCTGGTTATATAATTTACTTTTTTGTGTAAAAATAGTATCACCGCTAACTTTATTCAAAAGATTATCATTTTCTCTAAAAACTGAAATTATACTGCCAGTGTTATTAACAGTATTATAAATAATATTAGCTATACTGTTACCATCTTGATAAATTTGTATATCATTGTTAACATTGGAAGAAGGAATAAACTCTGGTAAAAATACTTGTTGATTTATTTGGGCATTATTGGGTATAGTAAAAGTTATATTAGATATATTATAGTTGTTCAGATTAACATTAACTGTACCAATTTCAAAAAGATCTTTAAAATCAGTTAATTTATAATCACGTTTAGGAGGTTCATTCAAAGCATGATTATTATTGATATTAGGCATATAAAAAGTGATATCCTTATAATTAATAAAAGTATGATTATGAGTATCGGTAAAATTTTTAGATAAAAAGACAGGGTAATGAAAAATATCAGAAGTATCCTTATAAACCATAGCCAAGGTAGAATATTGATTAAAATCCAAATAGTTTAAATATTCTTCTGGTTTATTAGCAACTGCTTGACTAGCATTACTCGGTAAATAAAAAATAGTTTCTTCATAATCAGGGAAAGTAATGGAATTAGTATAAGTAGTATTAACTAAATAAACTGGGTAATAATAAAGCGGGACACCGGTACTAGTTTCAGTAATAAAAAAAGGCTTAGTACTAATATCATTTATTAATATTTTATCATCTCTATTTATTCCAGGATTAGGTTCAGTGGTAAAAAATATTTTAGTCCCTTCCGCTGTTGTATCAGTAGTATCATATTCAAATTTTTTCAAATAAAGTGGATAGAAAAACCCATAAGTAGTAGATTTAACAGGGGGTAGTTGCACTTCTTTATCAAATAAAAAGAAAGCATCATTATTATAATAAGAAAGGGTGTCGATACTACGTGTCAATAATAATTGTTTGTTATTATTATAATTTTGACCATTTTTGAGAAAAATATTATTGGTTAAAAGAAATTCAGTATAATCAATAGAAAAGTTAAGTAATTTACTATCACTTTTTCTCTCTATATTAAATAATAAATTATTATTATTAATTTTAGCATTTAATTTTCGCCAATAAATTTTTTCGTTTCTATTAAGAATAATATTATTAATAATTCCTGTTGAGCTACCTGTATCAATAATAGAAACTAATCTGCCATTATTATAATTATTGGTTACTCCACGATAATAAATAAGATCGCCAGGACTTAAAATTTTGTTGGGGTCCCCAATAGTGGTAGTACTTAGACCAAAGGCAACGTCTACCGGTCCTTCTTCGCTATCTAACATAGGAGCTATATTTATAGGTATATATTGATTGATTACTTTGACTTTGTTTTCAATTGTATCTAATTGGTAAAATTTATCATGATAAAAATTTACAGCAACATAAGTACCTGAACTATTTGTATATTCTATATTATCAATATTATTATCAAGATTATTATCATTAGTATTGATATACATTATGATATTATCATTATCAAAATTATTATTAAGAAAGGTACCTTCTATATTAGTATTAATTTTATTGACCAACATGACTTCATTATTTAACTGTAATTTAATATAATTTTCATAATCATAATAATAATCATAATTACTAGATAATAAAGTAGGTAAATTTTCAATCATATTATAGAAATTATTAAAAAAGAATTTTTCTTGTATAATATTATAATTAAGTGTGGAACTAATAATATTTTTATTTCCAGCTGGATATAACTCTATTAAATCAGGAATTTTATTTTCATTCACATGTTTGTAGCAAATATTAGGATAATAAAAATCATTAGGTACTTCGGTGACACTATTTAATATTTCTATCTGATTAACATCATTAATATCATAACAAATATGCCTTTTAACTCCTTCTTGGTCAAATTCAGTAGGATAATACATTAAGACATTTTTACTTGATTTAGTATCAAATAAACCATTTAATTTGATACTCCCGTCCTGACCACATGTGTAACGGCAATTATTAGCTCCAGTAGTATCATAATTATTACAAGTGTAAGTCTTAGTATAATAACCTTGATAATTTTCAGGGATACAGTTTTTAAGTTTATATTTCAAATTATTAGTATCAAAATCTCCGATAAAAAAATTCGTTTCGTCAAAACCAGTTTTGGTATTAGCTACTTTATTGCAACCTATTCCTTGTAATAACTGATTTTCCTTACCATTTATATTTATATTTTTATAATCAACTGCATCATTAACTGTAAATAAGCTACCTAGACATTGTTGTTGACAAGGTCTTTCTAATACCTTATAATCATAAGTCATATGACCTTTATCATCTATACAGCCTTTGCCAGTACTTGGATGGGGTATACATTTAAAAATAGTTTTTTGTGTAGAGGGTTCTGTGCATTTGCCGGTATTGTTAGTACAAGGCAAGGTGATAGGATCACTATAAAACCCATAGCCTTCTAGTAAAGAATTTTTCTTATCTGACTGTTTCCTTTTAAAAAGTTCTTCTCTGTATATCATAATCAATAGCAAGGATACAGCTAAAATAATAGCAAATACAATAATAGTAATGTATTCACCTTTCATTTTAATAAATTTATTATTTTATCAAAACAAAATAATAATAAAAAAAATGAGCTATAGTTTGGGCAATATGATAGGGAAAGGAAGTGATGGTGAAGTTTATGAATTAATAAATAAAAATAATATCAGAGATAAAGTAGTAAAATTTATTCAGCCTAGTTTTTATGGTATTCGTAATTATTTAGAACCATATATTTTATTACATATTAACCATGATAATATAATGTCTGCAGATGCTATTGAAATAGAAGAAGATGGACTAGTTAAAATTATTCAAAATAAAGCAGACAATGATTTAAATCGAAGGATAAAAGATAAAAAATTAAATCAGGTTAGAAAATTAAAATATATGCGACAATTAACAGAAGCTATTTATTTTTTACAATCATATAGTATAATTCACGGAGATATAAAGCCTCATAATATATTACTTTTAAATGATAATATTAAGTTATCTGATTTTTCACTCTCTCGTATCATATTAAAAGAACCTACTATATGTTTGCAAAAACCTTATACTATTGCTTATCGAGCTCCAGAAATTAAAGAAAATCAAATATTTTTAAAATCAGATATCTGGGCGCTAGGATGTACTCTTTACGAAATATATTATGGTAATAGATATTTTAACATTAGTAAAGAATACAAAATATATCATGTTGATGATAATAATGAAGAAAATATTTTTAATAAATTAATTGTAAATATGGTAGAGATAGATTTGGCTAAAAGATTAGATATAGAAGAAGTAATAAATTTTTTCCATATAGAAAAAAAATTATATAGAACTTTTTTAAAACCTAATATTAAATTTGATAATAATAATATACATGCTAAATATTTACAAAAGTGTTATTATGACGATAAAAACACTAAAATGAGTAATAAATATAAAAAAATAGAACAAAAATTAGCTAAGGAATATAAGTTTAATATTTACGAAAATACTAAAGAAGTAGAATGTTAAATATTAATATTTTTGTAAAATGATTATAAAAAAATATAAAAAAATATAAAATGGATTTGCAAAACTATATTCTCCACACTGAAAAGGATCCCGAAAACTGGCATTTTTACAAGCGCCAAGAAGCTTGTGATTGGTCAGCCGAGGAATTCGATTTTACTAAAGAAAAAGATGATTATGACAAGGCATCCGATAATATTAAAAAACTATTAAAAGGTATTTTTGGTTTTTTCCTGGTTGGCGATGGTCTTATTTCTGAAGATATGATTGTATTTTTACAAGAAGCTATAAAGGAGAAAAATTGGTCTTTAGTTTATTATTTAAGTATGCAATTAAAAGTAGAAAACACTCATGCCGAAACGTACAGTAAAGCTGCTTTGACTATTGTACCAGAAGCGGAGCATCAAGAAATGTTCGAGATGTGTGAAAAATTAGATTGTATTAAAGCTAAGGGAGAATGGATTAAACAATATATCGATAGTAGTTCTTCACCAGCTTTGCGTTACGTGGCTTGCGCGGTGGGCGAAGGAGTATTCTTTGTTTCTTTGTTTGCTATTATATTTTATATGCGTAAGTTAAATCTATTTAAAAATTTCATTGAAAGTAATGAGCAAATCTCCAAAGATGAGAGTATACACAGAGATCAAAAAGCTATGGAAGCTAAAAGACTATTGAAAGTTTCGGAACACGAATTAGCTAAACAAATTATTATGTCTGGTGTTGAAATAGAAAAAGAACATGCTCGTTATTTATTACAAAATCCTGTCATGGGTCAGCAAGCAGATATAGATGCTGGTTTAACCTTAGATAATTTGTTTAAATATATTGAAATGTTAGCCGATCAAGTAGCTATACTTTGTGGTCTAGAAATTATCTACGGAGCTAGCGCCGAACTCCCTTGGATGGAAGATATTAATCTTTCACAAAAAACCAATTTTTATGAGAGAGATGTAGTGGGTAGTTATCGTAAATTTAATCCTCAAGAAGAAGCTTCGACCGGAGACAACGATTTTGTTGATCCTGACGACGAAGAATTTTGATAGCCTTTACCTTGCAAAATAATTAAAATAGCGTAAATAATTAATATCAAAGCATAGGACCAATTTAAGATAGCCTGTGCGCTAATATTATTACTATTAAGTCTGGGTAATTTAAACATTAAAAAGCCAATAATAATATAATATATGGCAGTTAAAATGAGAAAAAAGAAACTAAAAACATAAAATATACTTTTGTGTATATTACTTCTTATTTTTACAAATATAAATAAAAATATAACAGCTACTAATATACTAACAGCTAGGGTAAAATTAGCAGCGTTATAATCATTATAACGCTCCTTTCTCTCGTTAGTTATAAAAGTTTATTTAAATCTTGTATTTGATATTCATTATTAAAAAGGGTCATACCGGTCATGGTACCGTAAGCAATGGTAAAAATACCCAAGGAAGATAATGATAATAAAAGATCCATCTTTTATTATTAGATTAAATATTAAATATGACTATTGGTTACTAATTTCTAAATCCCTTTTTGATGCTAGTGAAAAAATATTATTAACATATAATGCTCCCAAAACTAAGAAAGCAATAGTATAACATAAAGTATTTATAAAGGGATAGTTATAGGATAAATTTTCACCTGTTTTAGTACCAAATATATCTTCGTCAGTGGAAAAATACGCCAAAAGTGCTATCAAAGATATTAAAATAGCTAAACCAAATAAAAATAAGAATAAAATTTCCCATTTAAATTTAGTTACATGACCATAATCGTCCTTGGTAACCACTCTTTCTATTAATAAAACTAATATAGCAAAAGCTCCAACATAACTACCGATAGTAGTAGCTAAAAGAGTACTATGATAATTTCCTTTATTATCTTTATTTATCTGTTTAACATACCTATCACTTAAAAAAGTAAAATTATTTTTGGTAAAAGTCATAATACTCATAAAAAAAGCATAGATTACGCTACTAGCGAATAAAAAAATTAAAGGTAAATTAGTATAATTCATTTTTATATTAAAATAAAATTTGAATTATAAATATAGCTAGCGAATAAAAAAAATGAGCCTACCAAACTTAAACGATGGAATTGTTATTTTCTCCGATGCCGGTAATGTTATGTTCACCTCGACTGGTGAAATACTGGATAATAAAAAAACTATAAGAAAACACAAAATTAACAAAAATATTGTTCATGAAAAATTTAATGAAATGCGTAAATATACTACCAATGATTTTTGGGATAGATTTTTATATAAATGTGCTCGAAATATATTTCCTAACAAAGATTTTAAATTTGTTAATGATATTCTATATTATAAGATAAAAACTAAAAAACATCGCGCTGAATTATTTATCGATGAAGATAATTTAGAACAGAGTTTTATAGATCTAAAAAAATTTTTGAGAGATAAAGGAATAAAACCTAATAGTGAAGTTACTGAGAATGAAAATTTTTTTGAAAAAGATACAATAGAAATTAATCAATGGAAGGATGTTAAAAAAGAATTAAAAAATGAAAAAATCATAGAATTTATTAAAATAGAGAAAGAATTAAATAACTTAAATTATTATGAAGAAAGGCAATTGGAAAGTATCTTAAAAACAGCCACAGCTGGTGATATTTTGAATAACGATAATATTGTTATTAAAGATGATAAAATCGAAAGAATTAATTATTTAGTATGGTGTCCAGAAAAAAGATTATATAGTTTAGACATTGATAATATTCCTATTAAGTTTGCTAAAATTAATAAAATAAAAAACGAAAATAATTATTATACCTATAATAGTTGCAGTGCTGATAATTATAATTTTAATAAAGAAATGGAAAGATTAGATATTGGTAAAAAATGGGAATTATTTTTAGAGAATTTTTATAATAAAAATGGGTTATGTAATGCTAGCTAAACCAGAGTGTCCTTATTGCAAAGCTGCTAAGGAAATATTTGAAGAGGAAAATATTGAAGTAAAAATATATCAAGCAGATACCTATGATAAAAAAAATGATTTTTCTGATAAAAAATTTAAGAAAAGATATGGCAAAAATGCTACCTATCCGAGAATTTACAAAAATGGTAATTTAATAGGAGGATATAATGAACTAAAAGTACATTTTGAATTGTAAAATTTTAAAGATATATTAATCGAAGATATATCTTTTTTTTTGGGTCCCCCACAAGGAGGGCTTTTTTATTTTTTATTTTTTTGGTCCCCCACAAGGAGGGCTTTTATTTTAAAAAAAAGGGAATGAGGATCAACATTGGTAGTAAACCATGATTAAATCCTCGCATAATCCGAATTCTACACGAAAGAAATCAACAGCGACAACTTTGCCATTTATAGTGATTTTCTCTGCAAAGAACCAGCGGCAACCTTTGCCTGTAATTTTGACATTGTGAAGACAAATATCAAAACCAGCTTTGGTTTGTACACTAAGAGAGTACTTACCATCTTGTTCTTTCACAATCACAAAATTGTTGCGATAGTATAATAGTTCCTGAGGTGTTATGTAATGTTCTTCAAAATCATTATCATGATTAGAAGAAAATCCTTCTGGAACAGCAAGATGATTCATAATTCTGTTTACAGCAGCCTCTTCGGCAGCTTTTTCAGCAGCAGCTTTTTCAGCAGCAGCTTTTAAAATTGAAACTGCAACAGAGATCGCTTCGGACATGGTCTTTTTGACCGAATTTGTGCCTTTACCAAGGGCAGCGCAAGTTTTTGAAAAGAGCGCAGGATTTTCTTCTTTAAAGACAACAGGGTCGACTTTTGGGAAGAAATTTTTAGGTTCAAATGTAAACATCTTGATAATGAATAAAGCGGACAGGGGGTCCTCTATTACGTTTTTGAGAGTAGTAACCGATAATATCTAAAAATAAAAAATTTTTTTTTATTTTTCAATTTTCTTCAAATTTTAGAGAATTCTTCTATTATTTCAATAGTTTCCATTACTTCATATTTTCTTTTAGCTGCTTCGCCATCAGTGACAAATTTAATCATATTATAAAATTCTCTTAATTTATTCAGATACCCACCGCAACTTTCATTGGCACATAATTGCTCAAAATTATCACGCAAATACTTAAATTTCTTATCCCTACCATCATAACACTTGGAATGCGTCTTACAAAAGATACCTTCCTTAGTCTCGTAACCTTTGTATTTACATCTAAAATTTAATTTACCAGTAGAGCAAGTATTTATATTATATGCTTGGCATTGATCTTGATTAATTTCTCTGTTAATTTTATCTTGCATATCTTCAATACCTTTTCTAATATTAGGTTTTTCTAATAGATAAACACCATACATTTCATTAAGATAAGCATAGATATCATCAAAATAAAAAAGACTATCTTTGATATTCTTTTTCTTATAAATAATATTTTGATAATAACTCTTATATTCTTGTAAAAGTTCGTTTAATTCTTTATGATGTTCTTCACATAATAACCCATATTTTCTCCTTCTTTCTTCACAGTCTCGTGCCACACATTCTTTTCTTCTACGATAAAAATAATTAATTATATCAGGTGAAAGACCGCAGGTATTTTTACCAAAATAAGATCTTTTTATTCCACAACCAATAATAATACCTTTGGGACTTTCACAAGCTCCTCCTGGCTGAGCACTTAATTGTTTACATAATTCATCTCGCATAGTTAATTCCTTGTCTAAATTATCTTCGTCGATACGAGCAAAATTTTTAAAACCTTTACTTAATAAATATTTGTCCGTTTCATAATCTTCGTTAGGTATACATTTACTTTTAAAACCCAAAGTTCCTCTTTTTATTTTACATCTATTGGCTACTTTTTCGCTAGTACATGCATTGACACTTAACTTATAACATTCTTCCGGTAATTTAAGTGTTTTCTTTTTTTTATCACCACTCATATTATTTTAATAACAAAAAAGATTAGAAATAATCACTTTCCATTTGTCCTGGATCGTCGGGAATATCTAATATATCTAAATCTGCATAATTTTGATTATTTTCATATTCTTTTTCCAAATCAATATTTTCTTCTTCTAATCGAGATACTAAAAATGTAGGCATTTCCATACGGGGCGGGTCGGGTATGTCCTCTTTCAAACATAATTCAGGTTTCTTACCTTGCTCTGGCAAATTAAGTAAAACTGTATCTTGTAAATCAGGTTTGTTAAAATCGGCATTCAAATCTTGCGGTACAGTGGAATAACAGGGACCGATTAAATAATCAGTTTCCAAAGCAATATCTTTAATAGCTTCTCCTTTATTTTTATTATTCTCATCGTTAATATATTTTTCACTATATTCGATTTTATTAAATCCAGTACCATTGCGACAATTACTGCCAGTAATAATACAACCTGAAATACCTTTAATTTCATCTAATGAGCCAAAAGCAGAACCTTCTTGGAAAATATCCATACTTCTCTCATAACTACAACTACTCAAAACACTATTACCTATTTTATTAACACCAGTACTATTAATAGCCAAAAGTACACCCAAGCCAGTTTGAAAATCAGTCAAAAGTTCTATATTAACTGGGTTTAAGTCCTTGGCTAAATTAGTTTGAAAATATTTATTAATTAAATAAAATCTAGCTGCTTCAATACCTAAATGTTCGCATACACTATTAACATTATCAGGATAAGTAAAAGAACCATCAATCATATTATTACTCATTAAATCATTTATTATATTTTTACCTTGAATATTAGCATGATAATAATAACAATATCTGTAAAGAGGTGGAAAAATAGGTAAATCGTCGGCATGAACTTTACTAGCGTTTTTTATATTTTCCTCAATAATACTAGCCATTTGAGCTTCAATAAATTTAATTTTTTCTTCTATTAAAGTAACAGGAGTAATACCAGTAACTACTTTATCATCCCTCTTATTAAAAATTATCCCCTTTTCATCAATTTCATAAAGATTTTTAACTTTGCCTTCTTTTTTATCATAATAATTAACATCTAATTTCTTAGGCAATAATACTACCATAGAAGTACTACTATCTTGTAAGTTATTTTCGATAATTTTAAATCCAGCACTTTCAAAAAGTTTAATATATTTATCAGTACTGATACCATCAAAATAAAGAAAGTTTTTATGTACCCTGATATACCATAATCTACTAATATCATCAAATTTAAGATTATAGGGTTTTTTAGAAAATCTTTCTAAATCAGCTGAACTATTAACCGGTGTTTCTTTAAAACTTCGTATCAAATTAATACCTTCAGAAATGCCAATATGCTCGATACCTTTTACCCCTTTGATAATCATATCTTTAAAATTACTCGGTAGTAAAACATTGAGAAAAATTTGACTTTGTTCTTCAATATCACTAGTAAAAGGAATATTATTTTTACCTACTTTTTCGTTAAGTTTATTAATATATAATTTAATAAATTCTGGTTCTACATGAATATCTATAATACCTTTATAACTGGAAGAAGCAATACATTTAACTGTTTGTTTAATCTCAGAAGATCTAGTATTATATTCAATAGTTTTGACAACATCATTAATAAAAATATTATATTTATAACAATGATTTAAATTAAGATATAATCTTAAAAATTTACCTCCCTTGTAGATAAAATTACTACCCATGGTAGTAAGGTAATTATCATACCATATTTTATCTTCCGGACTAATACTATCCAAGATTTCGTAATTAGTTTTGACATGATCAACACTAACTCCTTTCAAATTATTACTTAATATTTTGATTTCTTCCTGGGTTAAATTTTTATCTTTAAAATGTATAACAATATTATCTTCAGTTGGTTTAGAAACTCGAAATAATCTATTCAAAAATCCTAACCCGCCTTGATTATTCTTAGACCCAGCTTGGTGAAATGTATTTAGTGTAGCTTGTGTTAATTTTTGACTTATAGAAGTAGCACTATTAACACCTACGCTTTCGCCTCCCGAACAAACTGACTTTAAATATTTAGCTCTAATATCTTTTTTAATTCGATCAATAGTATCATCAGTAACAGAAAATTTAAGTTTTAATAATTGTCTTTTCAATACTTCTTTGACTTGTCTATTATTGTCTTCTGCTATTTCTTTAATAGTAGCTGGTATAATAGTAATTACACTTAAAATATCCTCTATTTCTTTATCGGTCAAAACACGTGGTGCATTTTTGTGATTAAGATATTTAATTAATTGCTCTTGTAATTTTTTAACATCACTTTTATTTGCTTTGGCTGATAAAAAGTTTGTCTTTAAAGCCCTATATACTTCTAAATGATAAATCTTGGGAATTTTATCCAAGACTTGTTTAATTTCAGCCGGGCTTAAAGTTATTCTTTCAGACATTTTTTACTAGTTAGTAATAATTATTTTTTCAATTACTAAATAAAAAATGAAGAATATTTTATTAACTTTTGGAGAGGAAGAAATAAAAAAAGAGTGGATGAATTATTTTGATGATTATTATTATATTCAAAGTAAAGATAAAAGTATTAACCATAAAGAATTAAAAATATTTTTTAAAGAAAAATTGATTATAGCTAATGGAGAAGATATTTATTTATTATTAATAATGATTTAAATAGTAACAATCAAATAGATAAAATTTTAAATTATATAACAAATGATATATTAAGTAAAGAAAAATTCTGTTATCTATGGAATTATATGCAAGAATGTCAAAAATTAAAATTAGCTGATAGTTATAAAGATTATAAATTTTATCATACTAATTTAGCTAGTGAAATATTTGCTGTAGCTGCTCGCTTTAAAACATGGTATTCTATCTTATTAAATCGGGATAAAGATACACCACTTTATTTGAGATTACAGGATAATTTAAAAGATAATGTCTATTTTGTCTGGCCTTCGCCTTTTACCCTACCTCTAGACAAAATAGATAATAATTATTTATTAACTAGTTTGTGTAAAGAAAATTTTAATGCTCAGCCTTTGCAACCATACAATAATAATGTAGCTAAAATATTCTTTATTTTAACTATAAGTATAGTCTCTGTTTTTTTCTACTTTTTTTGGAAAAAAATTCCCCGTCCTAGATATTTTTATCTAAAACATACCTCTCAGAAATTTTAAATTCTTATTTTTTAATATCAAAATATAGCTTAAATTATCTTTGACTTGCGGGTATACAAATTTGTTAATTTCATCCATTAAAGTGCAGCCATATTCATAATTACAGATACCATCTAAATACATTTTGGCCACTTGACCAATAGTTTTATCTAGGAAAATATCATCATCTTCCTCTTCACTATTTTTCTCTTTTTGCAGTACTTCTCTGACAGTAATAGCTTTATTTTTTTTAATAATATCATCTAATTTATCTTGTTTATTATTTATAAAACCTATTTTTTTATAAATACTTTCTTCCCCTGCTAATAGACTAATTATTTCTTCGTAGAGAAAAATACCTTGATTATCACAAATACATTCTAATTGTTGATCAGAAGTATAAAATATCTTTTCTACTCCCATACATCTAGCGATATAAAATAACAAACCTATGAAATTTTTAGTCTCTTGAAACTTTTTATCGTCCTGGGCATAATAATCAGTAAAAACTTTCAAATCTTTGGGTAATTTTATCTTTAAGGTAGCATTACATTTATTTATATCAGTTAATTTAATATAATAATCTTCATTACCGATGACAATATCATAATTATCATGTTTGACAATCTTAATTAATTTAGCTTGGTAATCTCGTTTACTTAATAATAAATACATATCCAAAACGATGGCATTATCTGATAGATGTAGATTTTCTTGGGGTAAACAACGATATTGTTTATTATAAAATTTCTTAATCTTATCCCGACAATTTTCATTACTTTCAAAGAATTCTTTTAATTCTGATAAGTAGATACTAAAACAAGAAGTTTTAAATTCTTTGATATAATCAGGTATAGAGATAAATACATTTTCTAATTTATTATCAATCATATATTCTAAAAATATTTTCTTTTCTCTCTTAAGATCGATATAATCTAAACAAATTCTTTTTAATACTTTGGCCGCTATTCTACTCTTATAATTTTTACTATTATAATAAATAACATCTTGAAATACTTCCATAGTACCTATATCATTACTGATAGCATAATTAATGAATTTTTTGGAACTACTATCACTAATATCATTTATATTTTTGATTATAGCTTTTTCTGGTTTATAAATAAGACAAAAAATATCAATACCTTTGGGAGGTTGCCAAATATATTCTGGATATAAATATTCTTTTTTTCTTTCATCTAATTCAAAATCACAACAAAGAGTAAAGAAAGTAAATACTTCGGCTACTATTCTATCACCATATCTAAAATTAGTGTTCCATTCTTCGGCCTCATAATCCGCTTCTTTTTTCTTATAAGGTCCTTCTACTATTTCACGATGAAACCCTCCTTTTTTTATAATTTTTTTGACCCAATAACCGCCGTCTTTGAATTGGGTAAAAGCATTTAGTACATCTTCGAAACTGGTTAGACCCTGATCTAAATAAGCCTCGTAAATCATTTTAATTGATAATTAAAATATGTCCGGTTTGAAATTATTTAGTTTGGGTGATTTAGATATTACTACTGGTGGAAGTTCAGCTAGTGTGGCTGGTTTAACCGAAGTGGGAACCAGTATTGTCAAAGGACTGGAAAATACTGGACTGACATTAGATAGTGGATCTAGTATTTATTTTGATACTAACGGACAGGATAGAATGATGATAACTCCTGGTGGGAAGGTGGGGGTAGGAACTAATGAACCCGAAGAAGAGTTTCACATTTCTGGTTCAGGAGGCGTCCGTTCTTTATTACAAAACACTGGTGCTGGCAATGCGTTTTCAGAATTTAGAGCTGGAGCTAATGGACAATCAAAATGGTTGACTGGATGCGGCAGTGCGGATAATTTTGGTATTTATCAAAAAGATAATGCTGGTGGTACAAGCGTCAATAAATACAGGATATATATTGCGACTGATGGCAAAGTGGGTATCGGTGATTTTACTGGATCTGGGGGTCAACCAGGGGGTCTTTTACATATACTTCAACCTGGTACAGGTTTTGGTGATGGTATAAGAATTGGAGAAAATAGTACTAATTATTGGGATATTTATACTAGTGGTAATTTAAATTTTTTTGTTAACGGAGGCGGCAACGGGGGGTATATAAATAATGGTATAACCCCCGCTAATCAAATGAATTTCACTGGTCAGCATAGAAATCTTATGAATACTTCTATCGGTGTTTCCCAAGAAGGTTTAATAGTTTCAACCACAAATAAAATTATAAATGTTAATAATGGTGTTTCTCCAACTATCAACGAAAGTTTGCCTTATTGTGTGATCACAAATACTGATAATGATAAAAAGGTTTTCGGAGTAATATCTAGTAAAGAGGATAATGAAAATTCACGTGAGTATGCTGCTGGTAGGTTTGTATCAGTTAGTCAAAAAGAAAATATTAATGAAGAAAGAATGTATATTAACTCAGTTGGAGAAGGAGCCGTTTGGGTAGCTAATAAAAATGGAAGTTTAGAAATGGGAGATTATATTACGTCTACTAATATACCAGGTTATGGAGGAAAACAAGCTGATCCATCACTGCATAATTATACCGTGGGAAAGATGACTTGTGATTGTGATTTCAGTTTAACCAAAATAGCGAAACAAAAATTAAAAACGATAGGCACGTCAGCTGGCCAAGAAATAGTTTATGATAGTCAAGGAAATCCGGAATTTGAAAACGATTTAGATCCAGATGGAAATATTCAAATGGTTTATGAATATCAAACTCGCTTTTTACAAGCCGATGGAACATTATTAGTGGATCAAAGTGATTACGAAACTAGATTGGCTAATGGCGAAGCAGTCTATATCGGCTGTTTTGTCGGGTGCACTTATCATTGCGGATAAATAGGCTTTCTAAACTTATTTTAATTATCAATTAAAATATGTCCGGTTTGAAATTATTTAGTTTGGGAAGTTTAGATATTACTACTGGTGGAAGTTCAGCTAGTGTGGCTGGTTTAACCGAAGTGGGAACCAGTATTGTCAAAGGACTGGAAAATACTGGGTTGACTTTGGATAGTGGATCTAGTATTTATTTTGATACTAACGAGAGTAATAGAATGATAATAACACCAGGCGGGAGTGTGGGGATTGGAACGAGTAATCCTATTTCAGAATTAGCAGTAGCTGGGAAAATAGCAATCACATCAGAATTAGGTGCTTCGCCTACTCCTCCTCCTGATAGAAATGGTTGGTTTTATACCAAAAATGACGGCGCGGTATACTGGCAATCTCATGGTGTTTCAGAAACCAATTTAACAACTCAATTATGGGAAGTCGATTTTTATGATGATAATTTAGCTGCTAATCAAACAATAAAAATGTTTAGTAATATGGGAAAAAATTATTCTTATGATTATCCGGCAAAAGCCGACGGGACGATAAAAGAATTTATTGTGGCTCTTGATGACAGTGACGATAGGGTTACTAGTGATTGGAATGCCGGGTCAGTAAGCTGGGGTATAAGTATTAATGGTATAAACGTATATAACACGATTGGTTATGAAAAGGGTCCTTTTATTACTGCTGTTAGTTCTGACGGAATGTCTAGTGACAATACATTAGCTTTATATATTCCAATAGTTCCTGGTATAAGTATAAAAAATCGAGAGTTATTACAGTGTTTTGTTACTACTGACAATTCATTTAACGCAGCTGGTATGGAAACTTTTACCAATATAGTAATTGAAATATAATTACAATAATTTGTTTCTCCATTTACACTTTAATATTGTGATTGGTCGAGCCTCTAAACATATTTTAATTTCAATTAAAATATGTCCGGTTTGAAATTATTTAGTTTAGGAAGTTTAGATATTACTACTGGCGGAAGTTCAGTTAATGTAGCTGATTTAACCGAAGTAGGAACCAGTATTGTCAAGGGACTGGAAAGTACTGGGTTGACTTTGGATAGCGGATCTAGTATTTATTTTGATACTAACGAGAGTAATAAAATGGTAATAACACCAGACGGGAGTGTGGGGATTGGAACGAGTAATCCTATTTCAAAATTAGCAGTAGCTGGGAAAATAGCAATCACATCAGAATTAGGTGCTTCACCTACTCCTCCTCCTGCCGGCAATGGTTGGTTTTATACTAAAGAAGGAGCGGTATACTGGCAATCTCATGGTGTTTCAGAAACCAATTTAACAACTCAATTATGGGAAGTCGATTTTTATAAAGATAATATGCCTGGCAATACACCACCAATAAAAATGTTTAGTAATATTGGCAGAGACGTATCTTTTGATTATGCGGTTAAAGTTGACGGGACAGTAAAAGAAATTCATGTGGCTCTTGATAACAGTGATAATAGATACAATGATTGGAATGCCGGGACAATACAATGGGGTATATGTGTTAACGGTGCACACAAATTTAGCACACCTGTATATGGTCCTACTGGTTTTGGTGCTTCTGTTATTTCTGATGGAGTATCTAGTGCCGATACATATATTGTAGTTGTCCCGGTTCCTGGTGTAAGTGTAAAAAAACATGATTTTTTACAATGTACTATTGCTACCGTGGGTTTAAATTCATCAGTGGCTGGTAATATGGAAACTTTTACCAATATAGTACTTGAAATATAATTACAATAATTTGTTTCTCCATATGCACTTTATTATGACTGATTGAGCCTCTAAATATATTTTAATTGATAATTAAAATATGTCCGGTTTGAAATTATTTAGTTTAGGAAGTTTAGATATTACTACTGGCGGAAGTTCAGTTAATGTAGCTGGTTTAACCGAAGTAGGAACCAGTATTGTCAAAGGACTGGAAAGTACTGGTTTGACTTTGGATAGTGGATCTAGTATTTATTTTGATATTAACGAGAGTAATAGAATGATAATAACACCCGAAGGAAGTGTGGGTATTGGAACGAGTAATCCTATTTCAGAATTAGAAGTGGCTGGGAAAATAGCAATCACATCAGAATTAGGCGCTTCACCTACTCCTCCACCTGATGGTAATGGTTGGTTTTATACCAAAGAAGGTGGTGCAATATACTGGCAATCTCATGACGTACCAGAAACTAATTTAACAACTCGGCTTTGGGAAGTCGATTTTTACAAAAAGGATATGAAGACATTTGGAACTTCACCCTTGTGGAGTAACAATGGACCTGGATATTCTTTAGATTATCCGATAAAAGTTGACGGAAAAATAACAGAAATTTATTTGGCCCTTAGTAATTTTGATACTACTTATGATAGTTGGACTAGCGGAGCAATAGAATGGGGTGTATGTGTTAATTACGAAACATTTTTTGGCGTTAGTTATACTAATAACACCACATTCGGTGCTTCTATTAGTTCTAATGGAATATCTACCGATACTACAAAAATGATAATTTTTCCATTAGATACCCCTAAAAGTGTAAAAAGAAAAGATTTTTTACAATGTTTTGTTACTACCAATTCTGTAAACATAGCTAATATGGATACTTATATCAATATAGTTATTGAAAATAATTAAAATTTTATTATCTGTACTTATCATTGCGGATAAATTTTTATATATAAAATATATAAAAACTAATTTTTCTCTAAATAGTGATCAATAGCTAATTGGAAATTATTCCTAGCTTTATCGTCACTAACAAAAACATCTAATACATATTTTTTGTCATTTTTATCCAATCCATAAACTTGATAAAATTGATCTTTTTTGAGGGTCTTGGTACTCTTAACACTCACTTCTACGATATTAGGATTTTCACTCCGTGCTTTAGCCAAAGCTAATTCTAGACCTTCTAATTGCGAGGCTGTCTTTTTGCGTTTTATCATATCCCTCCACTCAGGAGTAATACCTTTTTTGATCAAAAATAAACGAGCGTTTTCAAAAGCTCCATTTTTAGCTGGTCTTAGGGTAGCTTCTGTAGCTTTTCCTAAAACTGTGCCTGGTTTAATATTTTTGCCATGTTTGGCTAATATTTTAGATCCATAATCATTCAGTATAACTTTGGCTTCAATCATACTATTAGCTAATTTCTGAGTAGTGAAATTAATACCATTATTTTCCACATTACCATGAATACTCAAAGGAGTATCGATGTCATTTTTGAGCAGAATTTGGTTACCACATTCTAAAATTTCATCCCAAACATCAGAAGGAATTTCGTTAGGTTTTTTCATATGAAAAGTTTTTTCACTCTTAGGTTTAACATCTCTTATCTCTTTCACTAATTGTTCTACAAAGTTTCTATCTACTCGCTTTAATTCATTGGAAAAATCATAATCATCAAACATATTCTTAAAAACATAATAAATAATATTAGTAGCTTGGCCTAAACTACTACTTTTTTCATTAAGAATTATATCCAAAGCACCAGTAACTGACTCAAATAAATCTTCTTGTATAGCTTGATTATCTCGAAGTTTATCCGGTACAATAGCCCAATAAGATAATTTTAAATGTTTAGAAATAACACTTTGACCTTCTGTCTTTAAAATCTGTTGTTTAATATTAGTCAAATCTTCTTCCGTAGCAGTGGGATATCTTTCTAAGAAATAAATAATCAAAGCATATTCTTGAACCTTATCGCCTAATGTTTCCAAAGATTCGTAATTTTCCTCTCGATCGGGGTTGATAATCTCATGTGTAAAGGCTCTTAACCAAACCTGTGTAAGTGTTTTCTTATTTAGCAAAAAAGGTAATAATTGTTCTTTACCAGGAGGTAACATTCTCCCTATCAATTGATATAAATAACTATAAAATTCTTTCATAAAAACTTTAGATTTTGCATCTGGTTTAACCGAAGGTAAAGGTAAATTATCAAATAAACTTAAATTAATTTCATTCGCTTTTCTTTTGGTTACCGGGGCACTTTTGGGTTGCTCTAAAACTATTTTAACTTCTTCACCCCTGGTATATGAATAAGTAGTACTACTTAAACTAGCCAATTTAACATCCCTAAGATTATCAAAATCTCTAATCAAAAAAGATTTAAATTTTTTGATATTTTTATTAAGATAGATATAGACATTATTAGGTAATTTTTGCATTCGCCAACCTTCTTGTTCCGCTGGTTGTACAGCACTGATAAAAAAAATCAGTGGAAAAAAAGCACTAAATTTACCCATAGTATCAGCAAAATCTTTTTCGTTTAATTTTATTTTATTATAAATAACTACAGCATTTTGTAAACGCTCTGCTAGTAATTCAGTATTGGTTTCCCAATCCTCTGTACTTATGTTTCTTTTACCACCGGCAAAATCAACATCCACTTCCCCCACTGTCACGATTTCTTTCAGTTTATCTTTAAAACTAGAAATAAAATCTCCGAGTAGATAGTTATTTTCAGCATAAATATCTAGTAGTGAAAATCCTTTGATTTTTAAACTAGCCAATATTTTAACTAGATTGTTAGTAATTACATTATAACTTTCTGCTGATTCCATTTTTTTAATTATATTTTAATTAAAAAAATCATTTTTTATTTTCAAAATTAACAGTGATGGCATAATGAAAAGTATAAATAAATATAATAATTGTTAATACAGAAGCACTGACTATAATTTCTCCTTCATTTATCATTTTATATAATTTAAATATATAAATGTTATTTTATTGACACATTAAACAAACTTCGTCGGTACAAATAATATTATTTTTTCTACTTTTTAATTGTTTATGATATTCTTGAATGGATATATCTACGGTAAATCTTTCTGTCTGAGAAGCAGGATTAGCTCGTAAATAATACATACCAGTTTTTAAACCCAAAGCATTAGAATAAGTATGAACAGCTTTCATTTTCTTAATATCAGGTTCTGGTAAATAAATATTCAATGATTGTGATTGACAAACATAAATACCTCTTTGTCGAGCCATTTGCATAGTATCTTTTTGTGAAATTTCATACATACCGCGATGGATATTTTTAATGTGTTGTATTTCTAATAATTTGGCTGCTCTGATTTTACCGTCGTTATAAAATTCAGACGGAAAGATATGCTGATTGTCAGCTACAAAATGATCTAATTTTTCAATAGAACCATTAGACATCATAATAAAATCTATAGTTTCTTTATTCCAAAGTCCTCGTTGGACCATATCCTCTACAAAAGGTTCTGAAAAAGCAGTGAAATTACCATGTACTAATTTACGAGAATAAACCAATGTTTGATGAGCTTCAGTGGTTTCAGCATTACGCAATAATTGCGCCGAGCTAGCTGTAGGCATCAGAGCTATTAACATAGAGTTACGAACCCCGTCTTGTACGATATCTTTTCTTAGTTGCCCCCAGGAATGTTTTTCAATATCCATGCCCCAGTCTACCGGGTTAATGGGTTCATTATCTTCTTCTTTATAAATCTTGCTATTTAATCTGTTAATAGATTTTAAATAATCTGCCTCTTGTTGCCATAAATTAAATTGAAAGAAACCATTAGATAGAGGAGAACCTTTGACTTTTTGCCATCTCCCGTCCATAAAAACTTCGCACTCACCTGTCCGGAAATTATTATATTCTCCTTCTTGAAGAGCCAATAACCTGGACTGATAAAGAGCATGATAATACATAGCTGCAAAAATCATCTTATTTAATTTAAATGCTTCTGGACTATCATAAGCTATATCTAAGAGAGCAAATACTTCTGCTAAACCAGAAACACCAATACCAATAGGGCGATTATCAAAATTTGGTGTACTAATTTTTCCTCTTTTAATTACCTTACCCTGACTATCTCTTTCATCCAAAGGGTAATAATTATAATCTATTACTTTATTAATATTTCTAGTTAAAGATTGTGTAGCTTTACCCATAGCTTCAAAATCATAAAAATCTTTCAAATTATCAAGAGTTAATTTTTGATCTGATTTTTTGACAAAAGCTTTCAAATTAAGATGACCAAGATTACAACTAGCTATGGAGTCGGGAGTAGAAGGCTCCGAAATTTCCAAACACTGTGATGTAAAAATACCATTGAATATGCCTGCGTTTCTTTTAGGTTCTGTAAAACAATATGTATCATCTCGTCTGCCATGATTTATTACTTCGTTCACTGTTATAAAACGGTTAGCATCTCTTTGTATATTCCTTTTATTAATAACTAATCTATGAGTTTCTAACCCATTATTCAACAAAATTTGTAGATCAAAAGATGAAACTAAAAGTCTATATAATTCTTTGCAATTGTATTCCTTGCTTCCTCCTTTACCATCAGGTAATAAAGTTTTTCTTTCTTCTGTTGCAACAGAAATTTTAGGATTACAACCACAGGTCTGAAGCATATATTTTACATTGAGTAAGAATTCTCTGTTAATAGAAGATACCTGCAACGATTGATTATCACCGTTACTAACAATACAACCATCTGCGTCAATATACCCAGAGAACCATTCTAATTTACTTTTTAAACTTTTATCAATAGGTACATAAAATTTATCTTTAATATAAACATTTAGTGTTAAGTTAATTTTGTTATTTTTTTCTTCTCCTTTTGTTCTATAATCTAATTTATCTAATAGTTTTATTTTATCACCATAAAGCGATACTAAAGGTTTATCAGTATAACATAATCCTTGACAAAATTCTTCACTTTCATCATCATCTTGTTCGTAACAAATATGTCTATTACAATATCTTTTGTTTTCAATAGATCTATAATCACATTTCTTAATTTCTTCTTTATATTTATTATAAGTACCATCACCTGTAAAAAATCCAGAAGTATAAGCATAATCTATATCTTCTCCTTTGTCTATTATAGGATAAGAGCATTTAACTAATCTCATATTCGATTTTAGATTTTGTGCTTCTATTATTTCTACCGTAGTAGATTTGATAATATCTGATTTTAGTTTAGAATTGCTGAATAATTTTTGTATATAAAATTTATGATAAGGAGTACATTCTAAGTAAGAACCGTCGCTTAAATTAACCTTAATAAGTTCTTGATCTATACCTGTTTGTTTAATTGTTACTTCACTAAATTCTTTACCATTCCAAACATTAATATTTTGGTCTTTTAATTTATCAATTCTAATATGGCCTTTGTCCGTAAGAACTAATGTTTCGGGAGCAACACATAAATTTAAATTTTCTGTAGGCCCGATATTAGCCATATTATTTTTCTCATTAACTGGGTCACGATAGACAATATAAGGCATAGAACTTTTAACATTCATATCACATAATTTATTATAAACATCACGAGCTTTCATAACTCTGTAATCAATTAAATGTTTACGCATTTTAATCCTTTCTACAGTCTTAGCATGATAATCTAAAACTAATTTTCGATCAGCTCCGTCTTGATTAACTAATTTTTCCATTTCTTTAATTGTTTGATCTAATTTATCAAATTCTATTTTTTTACTAATAGCTGCTTGTTCTACCTTCTCATAAATTTCTTCAAATTTATGACCATGACTTCCTAATAAAGCATGACCATCTATCTTAGCTTTAGCTGGACAAAAGAAAGTCCAATCTTGATCTTTTTTTACTCTATCCATAAAAAGTCGAGATAGATAAGCACATATATTTGCTTGTTCAAATCTGATACCATTATGGGTATAATTATCTCTAGTTTGAATAAAGTCCATAAAATCAATATGCCAATCTATTAAAGTGATGGTCATAGCTCCGTTTCTTTTTCCACCTTGATTAACGCATTTAATAGTGGCATCATAAATTTTAGCAAAAGGCAAAACACCGCTGGATTTACCGGTATTGCTAATATTAGAATGTCTAACTGCATTCATAGAAAGTCCAATACCTCCTTGTAATTTACTAATTAAACCAACGTCTCCGGCACCGGAATATAGCAGGCTTTCGAGATTGTCACCTAAAGTCAAAAGAAAACAATTTTCGGCTATAATTCCTTCGATACAATAAGAATGATCATCATCTACTCCGATAGTATAAACATACTCTGGTCTCTCTAAACTTAATGTTTTGCTATCTAATCTAACAAAATTTTGATTATCTATTATTTTTCTACGTGTGCTACATTTCATAACTTTTTTAGTCGACATTCTATCATCATTATAATGTTTGCTAATTTCATCTTTTTGTAAATATTCAAAGGGTAATTCTATCAAAGCTGAGTCTGTAGTAGCTAATTTATTTCTAGATTTATCGACAAAATTATATCTAGCATAAACACCGTTAACTCTTAATAAATAAAATATATCTTTTATTAATTTAACATTACTTAATTGAATTATTAGTTTATTTTTTTCTGTCCAACAACCATCAGTAGAAAATAAACCAGTCATAAAAGATTTAAGTTCCTGGCCACCCCAATAATACATTCTTTGATCTAATTTTTTCTTATCAAAACCAGAGCCATAATTAGTATCAAAATATTTACCTAAAACAGCAGAATGAAAGTCTAAATAATATAAATTTTCATTACTATTAGTACCTTTATTAATTTTACCTTCAATACCAGTTTTTTCTTTACCTATTTTAACTAATCTTTCTATAATTTGATAGTTAGATTTATGAGCCACAAATCTAATACCATGTACTTTCTTTTTTCCATTTCTAGTTTTATTAATAATATTACCATCACCAAACCAAGCCCCTACAAAAAAAGCCCAATTTTTATCAGCCTGCCATTCCTTCTTAATAGGTGAATTAGATTTCTGACGAATTATTAAATTATTAGTACCATTTAAATGATCACGGGTAATATATTCGGTACTAATGTTTAACCAATTATCTTTAGTTATATATTTGTGATAATCTTCTACACCTTCTAACATATCAACGAGATAAGTTTTACTTTGTGTATTAGCCGGCGGGAGAGCAATATAATCACCTACACATAAATATTCCATGGGTATCCATTTTGGTTTATTTTCACCTTTGGCTTGAACAGCCCAAAAACGATGATTATCAGTTACATCAAAATCAAAAGTACGATTAAGTTTAATATTATATAAACTTCTTTCTCCTAATGGATTTTGATGCAATTGAGATACTTTCTTAATATTACCTTTATGAGTTTTAACTTCATCACCTATCTGTACATCTTCAATATTAACAATACCGCGATTATAAGTAAATATTTTAGTACCCGCTTTAAAGCAACTTGACATCTGATTTTTACGTGTCCCAGCGTTGAACATAGTGGGAGAAGCATGAACATAATCTTGATTAATTAATTCATAATAACATTGTTTTACTTCCTCCCAACTATCCCGATAATAGAATTGAATTGCTTGACGCAAAAACATTTGACATGGTGTCTCTATTGGATTTTCCTCGTGAGAAATTTTTAATAAATAATTAACGCACGAAGAAGCAGATAAAATATTATATCTTTCAAAATTTTGATAATAAGTATCTTCTAATAATTGATTAATTTCTTTACTATATTTTAACATAAAATCTTTAATCTCTTGTCTTAATATATCATTAGCAATACTTATATATTCTTCAATATTAATAGGACAATTTTTGATATTAACATACATAAAAATACGCCCAGCTAATAGGTAACTATCCGGGTATTTTAATGTAGGTAAGGAAAGAGCAAAGATTTTTAATTCTTGATTATTCCTTACTATATCTAGGCTTTTCACCATTTCTGGTGAAAGCGTCAGACCCTCGGCAAACTTCTTCAGTAGCTCAGACATTTTAACTATTTTTTTTAAAATTTTTTTAATCATTTTTGATTTTTGTATTAAATATGTATTTCTAAAAATGGATGAAAAGAAGATAAACAAGGATTTTAATTCCTTAGTTAAATTTCGTTTATCTGTATTTATAACTGTCATAATTTTAATGGTTATAGTTGCTCCTTTATACTGGGTCTTTATATTTAATAAAAAAAGAAAGGCCAAGCCAATTATAAAGAGTAATACAGTTACTGGTAAACCTGGAAATAAAGATGCGCCATTGCTTAGTGCTGGGGAAATAGATGACTCTCAGCCTAGCAATGGTTATTCTTATTCTGGGCTAGGTCAGCCTTGTAATAATTCGGCCGAGCCATGGGGTGTAGCTAATTTACCTTCTGCCTATAAACCACAACCATGTGATCAGACTGCCGGATTACAATGTGTGCAAGGGATTTATGAAGGCAGTATTTGTCTGTCTCAAATAGGCTTTTTTTGTGACTCGGTTAATGACTGTGTCCCTGAAGCTGATGCTTGTTTTAATAATATCTGTTCAAAGCAAGGAGATACAATAAATCAACGCTGCATTAGTGACGGTGATTGTCAAGTATTAATAGATTATAACGAAGCTAATACTCAACCTAAGATATATAATCATATCTGTCAAAAAGAAAAAGGGAAAAAATTTGGTTATTGTAAAGTTAATTTATATCCCTATGATAATGGTTGTAATAGTAATAGCGAATGTGCCGAAGGGGTAGAGTGTGTTAATCAAAGAGGAAACTTTAATATAACTATTACTATTTCTAATAATGTTTCTTCCTTTAAATTTAAAGACAATATTAATTGGGGTAATTTAAATGATTTAGTAGCTCAAGTTTTTGATAGTACTGGTAAAAGTAAAGGTACTTATCAAATATATGATTTTGAGACTAGCACTAATTCAGGAAAATTACAACCTACTAGCACTACCAAAACCGGAAATTTAAGTGACGGAAATTATACTATATCTTTAGGGCAAGCAAATAAAGGTATTTGTTTGAAAAAAATAACCAAAGGTGGACCGGCTAACCTAAGTTTAGGAGGTGTCAGTATCCCTTGTGAAGATGGCACTACTAATATTAAAAACTTTTGTTTAACTACCAACTCGCCAAGCATAGGTGATGTTTGTGTTAATGGAATAGTTAATTGTCCTTCTCTAAAAGTTAACGATTATACTATTCAACCAGAATGTTTATATAATGATGCTACTGAACAAGGAATACTTAATGATTATTATTTTGGTCTTAGTTCTGGTGCTTTTGCTGAATATAAATTAGGTAACTGTACGGTTCCGTCGGTAGGTAAAGAACAATTATGTGATAATTTATGGAATGGTTGCTCTGGACCTTATATTTGTATTCAAGAAACTAGTCAAAATGGAAATCCGGTCAGTATTTGTAATGTTCCTTTTCAAGCACAAATATGCTTCAATGGCAAGTGTCCTGAAAACTATATTTGTGGTAACCCCGACGGCGCTCCGCCTCTTTGTTTAGGAAAAAAAGAAGCTTTTTGTATTGAAAACGGGGATTGTAAAAGCGATCAATGCTCCTCATATAGTATTAAAGTTTTTGATCCCGTCAGTAGTAAAATTATAAATACTTTTCCTATAAATTTACCTGCAATGGCTAATGATAATATCAAACTTAATTTATATCATCCAGAAATAAGTGCTACTACTTTTCCCCAATCTAATAAATTAATTGTGCCAACTATAAAACTATTTTGGTTTAAAGCTGCTAGTGGGAATTATGGTGTTACTATTATTGATAAAAATAATACTACTAAGACTATACATATATCAGTTCCTACTAGCTATGAAATTAAAGATATTATTATGGATGAAGATGAAAACTTTTTAATGCTTTATAAACGTCCTGTTACCAATACTATGAGACAAAGAAGTTTTCCTATAGGAAGTATTAGTACCAACGAATTTGAATTACCAGATTATAATGGTTTAATTAATGGAATAAAAGTTTATTATGTTAATACTGGTAGCGGAGCAAATATGGCCCCTACTAATCAAATTTATACTCTTAATAAATTAGGTAATTCACCATTCTCAAATTTTGCACTAAAAAATAAAGAAGGGAATGAAGTAACATTGAATTCGTCTATAAGTTATAATAAACAACATTTTATTGTTACTTATGATAATAAATATGCTGTTCAGACCAATTTAGAAATTTCTGCTAGTAAACCTTATCCATTATTACCTAGTTATGATTTTACTAATAAACCAATTACCGAACAATTAAAAAATGGAGATTTGCTTTATTATCATAAAGTGGGCGCTGATAATATTTTACGTGGGGATGTTCTTATTACTCCACCGAACATCCCCACTTCTCCGCCTGATCAGAGAGCTCATATAATGAAGGAAAATAGTCCCTATTATATAACTCCTATCGGAACTGATTTAGGAGGCAGTAATGGTAATATAGACAACTGGGTTTTTAGTACTGGCGTAACACCTTCTAACAATATAAATTATATAATTACACAAGGATATTATCATTCTGTTGGAGGTTATCCTATAATAGATAATTACAAAGCTATAAATCAATATATACCTAATGGTAATTATGGAAATTACTTTAGTCTAAATAGTAAAGGATTTTATACTTATGGTATAACTACTTTTAATCCAGATGATTATACAGATGGCGACGTAACAGATTTTACTTCACAAGATGATTTTGATTATATCTATGATCAAAATAAAAAAACGTATGATATCAATGGTATTAATCAAGGGATAACTTATCTTTATAATAGTCTTGATGATAATATTAAAATTAATAGTAAAAAGATTAATAATAAAAATTATTTAATTATCAATAAAGGTTTATGTTATTCCCCGGAATATGATAATTCTAGATACATTAATCAATTCATACAGCTAGAATATAATGTTAATAGGGATAGTAATATTAACAGCGATAGTTACACCGGAAATAATTTTGAAAATACTTTAATTACTACTTTAGGTACAAGTAGGAGTATATTTTCGTTCAATATTGTAAAAAATATTGCTCAAAATCAAAGTAAGGGTTTCTATTATAGGGATATTAAAAATGGTGAAAATAATATAGATTATGTTAATATAAATAATAACGATAGTCTTTTTTATACTCTTGGTAATAACAACAGTCTAAATAATAAAAGTGAAAATAGTTTAGCTATTAATAGTAAATACGAAGAATTTTCTTATAAGCGACAAAACACTGGTACAGACCCTTATGTCCCAGTAACAGAATACAATGATTTTAATAAATTTAATGATCTTAAACCTCTTGATTTTTCTAATTTAGTGAATATATCAGAAAGAAAAGCAAACGAAAATTATTTTATAGAAGAACAAAGTTATATTTATATATATGATGAAACTGATATTAATAATATTTTAAATTTCTCTTCTAGTGAATTAGTCTTAACAAAAGAAGCTAAAGAAGAACAACTTAAAACCAAAAAAGAACTTTTATCATCTGCTAAAAGTGCAGCTTTAGCTGAAAGTATATTCCAAAATGTATATGTAAATAACGCGCCACAAATAACATGGGATCTAATTAATATCGTTGAGTATGAAGTCAATATGGAAACAGAATATTTAAAAATTAAAATACATGCAAGAATTGATAAATATGATAATATTAAAGATATAATAGAGGCTAATACTAAATGGCAATTACATGTATATAATTTTGTCAAATTAAATTATTATTATATAAATTTTAATGATGTTTTAAATAAAAATAGTATTGATTTTGTTGAAAACTATGTTTATACTTTACAGGATGCTAGTTTACTATTCAATGGTAGTAAAGGTAACGAATTTTATAAGGATACTTATATTGGTAGTACTAATGATAACAAATACGGTTTATATAGAACAGGATATAATAATATTATGATAGAAACTGCTGGGAAAAATAGTGATCATACATACAATACTTTACCTACCGCAGGTAATGCTTATTCTATATATACTATTAACGATGGCGCAGGGGTTAAATTAACTCAACCTGAAGGTCTTACTTCTTGGTATGCAGATGAAAAAAGTTATCACTATAGTGATACTTGTGGTTTTGAATTTTATGAAATGAATGCTAATGTAAGTTATTATAATTATAATCCAGCTAATTATCCTTTATTAAGCTCCCCTCCTTCCGTAATAGAACACAGTGCTGAATATGTTAACAATATTAGACCAGACAGAATGCCATACCAATATTATATAGTTAATAGAGATCTTTCTTATCCTTATTTGACTTCACCTGGTAGAATATTAGCTACAAATTATTATCCAAATACACCTTGTATACCCACTGGTCCTTTTAGCCAAATGCATGCTACTAGATATACAGCCATCGATAATAATAGTGGCGTGGATTTAGATAATACCAATTCTTTGAGTAATGGTAGATTTTTTCCATGTTTTATGCCATTTACAAATAAACAAATAGAAGTCTTAACTACTGCGAATAATAGTATAAATGAGACAACCGGTGTGTTAGAAATGATTCAACAAATACCTTTACCCGAAACAATAATAATCAAAGGCGGTTGTCCAAATTCAGCTTTTACTAACGCATCTACTAATATAGGAGTTAATGATTTTAGTCAATGTTATATTAGTACTCCCGATTCGATAACGATGCCTGATCGTTTTGGTAAAGGAAATTTCAAAATAACCAGAAAATACACCGGTCATATCAGTTTGCCTTATAGTAAGTACAGTAAAAATATGTATGCTGTAAATCAATTATTTGCTAGTTCTTTACCCTTAGGAGATACCTTTTTTATAAATAGTAGTCCTATCAAAAAGGACTTTATTATACCTACGGTAGCTTACGATAAAGATGGTAAGGTTATTATTAAAAATTTAGGTAATATTCCATTATATCAAACCCATATGGCTCATTATCAAACTGGAACAAATAAAAATGCTGATTACTTTAATCAAACTAATCAAGTAGCTATTAGCTTTCCTAAATGGTTAAAAGCTAGATATGTTAGTAGGGCTAATGAAATACCCAAAATAAGAAAAGTTATTATTGATAGTAACGACGGTAATAATTATGCTAATGCCACTTATTATGCGTTTATTGAATATGGAGGCAATACTAGTCTAGTTTATTTAGATGCCGAAAATACTAATTTTGATTTAGCTCAAAATCAAGGTATACCTACCAGTAAAAGTATTTTCAAAGACGGGAGTAAAATTAATGAAGTAATAGAAGGTTTTACTATGTCAGGAGCTGATAAATTATTGTATATTTTGAGTAAGTCCTGTAATTAAAAAAGCTAACCATAATGTATATTTACTATCAGAAGAAATTATCCTAACGATAAAATTAATTAATGCTAAATTAGTAATACGTCGATTTATCACCCTTACTATATGAAAGGTAGAAATAATTAAACAGGAAAGATAAATTAATATATGACCTTTACCGGTGACTATTTTCTTTTTATATAAAGTCATCATAAAGGCAGAAGATTGAATAGCTATTAATGCATTAAAAGCTAAGTCGCCTAAATGATCATTCATAAATATATGCGAAGCAATGGCTAGAAATTGATACGCAGAATAAAATTTAGAGAGATGTTTATAATAAACATTTATTTCTAATTTTTCAACCGTAGACCTGACCGCTGTATTCCCAGGTGTACCATACTTAGCCGTAATTCTATCTGCTTGTAAATGATGCAAAGCTACTACTATTGGCAATACATAAAAAGGAGCATTGGGAAATAAAACAGCTATTATAAAAACAGAAAGACAACGTAAAGTAAAAATAACTGCATGTAATCGATATTCTTCATAAATAATCATAGGTTTATCATAGATTCTCTTTTTGGGTACATGAAACATTAATCCGGTCAAAGCAGAAGAAATGTGAATCATCATAGTCAACCAATCTTCTGGTTTTCCATCCATACCCAAATTACCATCTTTAATATAAACAAAGCCATATCTATAAAAGAAACTAGCTATGCTTAAAATACCCAATGTTTTATGCACATTAAATTTATCCTGATGGGTAAAAAGTCTTCTTAAAGCAGCGTCTTTGTGAATGATCCTCATCTTTATATATTTAGCTATAATAAATATATAAATAATTTCATTTTTGATTAATAATATCATAATAAAGTTGAAAAGATAAGAAAGGACAAAAAAAGACAGTAGATGCAGCAAAATGAGTTGCTCCCAATTTTTTATAATAATTTATATCATCTATATCTGTAATACCTCCACCGGCAATAATTTCTACATCTTCGTATTGCGAAGTAAGGTAAGTAATGATTTTTTTATTATAATTCATTACATTCTTACCACTCAAACCTCCTTCTTTTATAGGTACTGTATTGGAACAATGGAATTGTCTAAAACCTTGTTTGTAGTAATTATCAATTAAATTATAGGAAACTTTTGGAGATAATTTAATAATACACCATTTTCTTTCCGCATTAAGAAAAGAGGATAAATTATTATGACATAAATTCTTGTCGACATTAGGACAACTTATATTTAATTCTATATTCATATTTGTTGGTATTTTATTTAATATTTTAGGTATCTCTTCATCTTCTAAGATAGCAATACTAACAATGTGACTAGAATGATAATTTTTTATAGCATAATCTAAACCTGGATTTCTTAATCCTATTTTATTGACCCAACCTCGATATGTGATAGAATATCTTAATGTCTTAAATATTTGTTGTATTAAACCACTTCTAGGTTCAAGAGTATAACTACCTTTAATAGAAATGGTTTGAGGTAAATTCAAATAATTACCAAAAGGAGGATTAATAAAAAACATATTTATTTTAGTAAAAATAAATATTAAAATGTCCTATCTCAAATCAATTAGCGATAGTTTAGCTTCTACTTATCGAGAAAGTGGACCATCTGTTACTGATATTAAGACTAATGAAAACTATCAGAGTATTGATAATCCCCGTAGTGATTTTGCTAAGAAAAATCTCAAAATAGGTTATAATTTAACTCCGGCTGAATTATATGAATATGCCTTACAGGAAGAAGGAACCATTATCACCAAAGAAGGAGCTTTAGCTGCTTATTCAGGGGTAAAAACTGGACGTTCTCCCAAAGACAAAAGGATTGTTTACGATGATATGACCAAGGACATTTGGTGGGACGAAGGTTCGCCCAATATTAAAATGGATAAAAATACTTTTTTGATTAACCGAGAGTCGGCTATTGGTTATCTTAATAATTTAGATAAAATATTTGTTTTCGATGGTTTTGCCGGTTGGGATAAAAATCATCGCCTCAAAGTGAGAGTTATTTCCGAACGTGCTTATCATTCATTATTTATGCACAATATGTTAATCAGACCTAGCGAAGAAGAACTAGCTAATTTCGGCGAACCTGATTATACTATCTATAATGCTGGTAAATTTCCTTGTAACAGATATACAGGCTATATGACTTCTTCTACTAGTATTGATTTTGATTTCACTAGAAAGGAAATAATAATTTTGGGCACTCAATATGCCGGCGAGATGAAAAAAGGAATTTTTACTGTTATGCATTATTTGATGCCTTTAAAGGGAATTTTGTCCCTTCATTCTAGTGCCAATGAAAATAAAGAAGATGGTTCTGTAAGCATATTTTTTGGGCTCTCGGGTACAGGTAAATGCCATGGTTTTGACACTCCAATTATGATGCATGATGGAACTACTAAAATGGTTCAAGATATAAGAGTGGGAGATTTGGTAATGGGAGATGATTCTAAGCCAAGGAAAGTATTGTCCTTAGGAAGGGGTGAAGACGAAATGTATGAAGTTAAGAATTTTAAAGGAGATACTTATACGGTCAACAGTGAACATATATTATGCTTAAAACATAATAGAACCCCTTATATAAGAGATAGAAAAGATAGATATTCTTATATGCTACAATGGTTTGATACTGATGTTTTTAAAACAAAAACTTTAACTATCTCATACAAAAATAAAAATAAAGAAGAAACTTTAAAAAAATTACAATATATATTAGAAGACAAAATGAAATTATCAAAATACTTTACAATATCTGTAAAAGATTATTTAAGTATATCCAAAGGTTATTTGAAAAATTTTGTTGGTTATAAAGTAGGGGTAGAATTTCCGGAAAAAGAAGTTGATATAGATCCTTATATACTTGGGTTATGGTTAGGCGACGGTCATTCTGATAGGCCCAATTTTACAAATCAAGAAGCAGTAATTCTAAAATATTTATCCAAAGAATTATTAAACTATGATTGTTATTTGAGCCACTGTCAAGATTATACTTACAGATTTTGCTCTTTAAAGAAAAAAATAAATTCCTTGAAAAATATTTTGAGAGATAATAACTTAATAAATAATAAACATATACCGGTAAAATATAAATACAATAGCAGATCAAATAGATTAAAATTATTGGCAGGTTTAATCGACACCGATGGGTATTATGACCCCAAAGGTAAATATTATGAAATTACTCAGAAAAACAATAAACTAAGCGAGGACATAGAATATCTTTCCAGGAGTCTTGGGTTTTCTTGTTATAGTAAAAAATGTAAAAAATCATGTATGTACAAAGGTGACAAGAGCGAGGGAGAATATAATAGAATGAATATTTATGGCAACAAGTTGGAAGAAATACCAGTATTATGTCCAAGAAAAAAGGCTATTGCAAGAAAACAAATAAAAGATCCATTATGTAGTCAAATTAAAATTAAACCAATAGGTAAAGGTAAATATTATGGTTTTGAATTAGATGGAAATCATCAATATTTATTAGGAAATTTTATCGTTACCCACAATACAACTCTTTCTGCCGATCCTGCTCGATATCTGATTGGCGATGATGAACATTGTTGGACAAATGACGGAATTTTTAACATTGAGGGAGGATGCTATGCAAAATGCATTGATCTTTCACCGCAGAAAGAGCCTGAAATTTATGATGCTATAAAATTCGGTGCTTTACTAGAGAACGTAAAAGTGAGCAAAAATAGAGAAATTGACTTTTCCTCCGCTATTATAACCCAAAACACGCGATTATCGTATCCTATCCATTTTATCAAAAATGCCAAAAAAGTGTGTATAGGGGTACATGCAAAAAACATAATTTTGCTCACTTGTGATGCTTTTGGTATTTTACCGCCAGTTTCAAAGTTGAATAAAGAACAGGCTATGTATTACTTCATAAGTGGCTATACTTCTAAAATTGCTGGCACCGAAGATGGTATAAATGAACCGGAAGCTACCTTTTCATCTTGCTTCGGTGAAGCTTTTATTGTTCATCATCCTTTAGTCTATGCTCGTATGCTAGCTGATAAAATGGAAGAACATAATACCAATGCCTGGTTAGTTAATACTGGTTGGATAGATGGTAAATATGGCGAAGGATCAAGATGTCCTTTGAAATATACTCGCGCTATTGTCGATGCTATAAATAATGGATCATTAAAAGACGAAGAATTTTATGAAATAGATAACTTTAATTTAGCTATTCCTAAGAAGTGTAAAAATGTAGATAGTAATATTTTAAATCCACGTAATTTATGGAAAGATAAAGAAAAATATGACCAAGCAAGTCATAATTTAGCCCGAATGTTTAAGACTAATTTTGATAAATATTCTCTCCCTGATTTAGAAAAATATGGTCCCGTTATACAAACTTAATACTTTTAGGACTATCAGAATAAATTATCTTTTGCACTAAATGACAATTATTATTAATTTTATCATTAATATAACTTTTCATATCAGCTATATTAATAAAACTAATACCATTATTTAATTTAAATTTATTAATAATTTCTAATACATCTATTTTAGAAATTATCACATGAGTAGTACCACTGATATTAATAGCTTCTATTAATTTATCCAAATCTAACCAATTCACCTTTCTTAATCTACCGGTAGTGGTACCAAATTCATTTCCTATTTTAGCTATTTCTTCTAAATCTTTGTCTTTTAATAAGTCTTCATTAAAAAGAGGATCTACCCCTACACGAGTATCGTATATTTTAGCAGCTCCGTAAATATTTCTTATTTTTTGCGGCGGAAATCCCAAAGAACAAGCACTATATGGTAATGTAGAAGATGATGTAACAAAAGGATAATTTCCCTGGTCAATATCTAGCCAAAAACCCTGAGCTCCTTCGCATAATATATTACCGTTTAAATTATCGGTCATGATATGTTTACTTCTATCAAAACATTTTAAATTTTGGAAATAATTAGTATCATCGATAATATTATGTAAACGCAATCCTTTTCTGGCATATTTATCTCGAGCGCAAGGAGCTATTCCTTTACCAGTAGAACCTTGGCTTTTAGTATATTTTTTAACATCTTCTTCTTTGTGACCAAAGGTAATTATATGAACTTTGTCAGAAACTTTTAATAAATCAATATTAAAACCATTTTCTTTTAAGTATATCATCTCTCTATCGAGATCATTTAAATTTACATAACACTGAGGTCCTATGTAACATTTTTTATCATAAAAAATTCCAGTAGGAATGATATTAGTATTATATTTTTTATCATTATAATAGATAGTATGACCAGCATTACTTCCCCCTGCCCAGCGACAGACCCAATCATAATTGTTATTATATTTGATTAATTCGGTAATTAATTTACCCTTAGCTTCGTCACCCCAAGCCAAACCACAACATATATCTACATTTTTTATAAAATCCATTTTATAAAAAATAATATTAAATGATAATTAATATCCGCCGCCTCCGCCACCGCCAGAGACTATCCCTCCTGAATATCCGCCACCACTGCTAGTAGTAGTTACTGTTGAGGTACTACTTACAAAATCATCAGTAATATTTTCTTCACTTAGTTCTAAACCTGGTGTAGAATAAGCTCCTTTGTCTAAACCAGGAGATTCGTAACTAATCCCTACTTGCCGGGTATAAATATTATGCAAAGGACTCTTGCTTAACCCTCCTTTCAAATCGACAATACTGACGGTTTTAGTTTTTTCATTATACATAAATCTATCACATATTTCACTATATAAATTACAATAATTTATTGCTTCTTGTAAATTATTAACTTGTTTAACACATTGATTTTTATTATCACTTCCGCATAAATTTTTAATATTTTGAGACATAGTAGATGGTTCTAAAGCGAATTCCCCCATCGGAGCATTACATTTTTGATAAGGCACATGATCAGAATTATAAAAAGTAGTGAAATATATAACCAGAATAGCGCCGGTGTAAATTAGAAATATAAAAACCAAAGGTAGAATAATATTTACACTATCAGCCATTTTAATAATTAATTAAATTAAAAGATAAAATGGGTAAGAATTGTTCTAAATTCCATGGTGCTAGAACACCAGATCCTATTGCAAATAATGTAAATATTTGTACCGAATATGAAAATTTTGATCCTTCGAACCCAGCGGAAAATACTATAAAAGTTCCTGGTAGTAACAATAATGCTACTAATGTATTTGAACCAATACCAAGCGGTTATTTTGTACCTGGTGATTTATGTATTCCCGAATTACCTGGACGGGCAACTAACAACACAGCAGAAGATTTTTGTAATAATATTGGAGATAGAGATATAAATGGTAATCCAGAATGGATTGTCAAAAAAGGCCAGTCAGGTGCTGTTACTGCTGCTGCTTATGCATTTAGAGGTAATTTTGAAAACAAGTTCGTCAAAAAAGCAGGTTTAGAGAATGTAGATTCTGGTTGTCATTACAACGACTGTGATAATAAAACTAGTTTAAATAATGTATCAGTTGGATGCTGTAAATTATGTTGCGCTATTGATGGGGTAAGGATTTTATGTGAACGTAATGCCTATGCAGCTGATCCGGTAGTTTGTTGTTTTTTAGACAATGATTGCGCCGACCAAAATAAAAATATACAATCTTGTTTTCAAACTACTAATAAGAGAAGAACCTGTCATCCTCAATATCGTAATCTAAAATCAAAAAGTTGTTTAGATGTAATTAAACCATATTGTATGGGAGATAAATTATTTGCTGGTCAAAGTCATTGGATGGAAATGTGGATACCAAATAGCCAAGTAGATGTTAATAGTGGTCAGGATGGTATAGCAACTGTAGAACAAGCAGATGGTTCTACTCAAAGAATGATGAAACAACCTTGTTTAAGAGCTTTAGCAAGGGCTGTTTATAATGATAGCGGAGGTGTTTGCACCTGGGAACAATTTACTAATTTAGATAGTTTCCAAGGCGTATTAGATCCTTTTGGTCTTGACTGGGCTGAAGATGTTTTGGAAAGTATTTTTAGTAAATATATTAAAGAATTCGGTAGTCCTATCGGAGCTATTAATCAAGATGGTTATATACAGTCAAGTGCTTTCTTGGATTTTTATTGGAATTTGTGTAAAACTTTTCCCGCTATTTGTCAAAGAAGTTTATCTAATTTTTGTAGCAAAATTAAAGTAGAAGATCTATTAGAAAGACCAGAAGCTATAAAATGGTGTGGTTGTTATATGACTGATGATCAATATGAAGTATATGAAAAATTTTCAATTAATCGAGAATGCACACCATATTGTAATATGAAAGGTAATATACCAGTAGTAGATGAAAATGATTTTACTACTAAAGTTTGTACACAAACTACTTGTATTATTGACGATGTTAGTATTAAAATGGCTAATATAATTAATCCTGATGGTTTTAATTTTAATCAATTATGTAATAGTTGCGGAGGAAGTGAAATAAGTAAAATATTTACTGGCTCGGATAGTAATAATATTAATGATAATTCGATAAACGGTAATGTTATTTCAATAGACGGAGGAGAACCTACCTTTTCTCAATTCATTCCAGATAACCTAGCAGGTCAAATTAAATTTTGGTATACTGATATACCTACTAATGCAGCCAAAGACAAAGACGGCCATATGATGGTGCAATTAGCTGTTTGTCATTATGATCCTTATAATGAACCTGATAGCCTTAAGTTAATAGCAGGAAGAGATAATCCCGTAGTGACTTTAAATTATACTTCTTCAAGTTATCCTAATTATAGAGGTTTGGGGAGTGGTAAATTATACTATATCACTGGAATTAAAGAGTTAATTTACGTTGGTAATTTTGGCAATAGTGAAGATTATGTAGCTATAAACCAATATCTAACTACTAATTTTAAGTTACCAGATAAATTACCTATACCAGCAGGAGGGATACAAGACAATCAAACTAATTTCAATACTTTTGGTAATTATAATAAATATTATTCCCCTACTTATAATTTTGTTCCTGTTATTTGGCCGCAAGTTTATAATAAAAATACAAGTAAATTAGTAGTTAAAAATCAGGTCACTACTGATTTATTTAATTGCTTTTCGCATTATACCATTGGTTTTAAATCAAAACTAAATATATCTGAATTTCAACAAATAACTAATAGTATCCGCGAGGACAATATTCAAATTTTAGCCAATACATGTAGTTGTATTATTAGAGATAGTACAATTGATTTAGAGGATGCTAAAATTAGATCTCTCAATATTAATCAACATTGTGGTGGTAGTCACTGTGTTAATAAAAATGGAGATACCATTGCTTGCGGAGCTAATAGTATTGATAGTCAAATAATATCAGATGTTAAAAATACTCTCAAAGATTTTGAAGAAGAATTAATAAAGGATAAAAGATCTTTGATAACTGGTATTTTAGTAATTATATTATTAGTAATCTTTTTAATTTGGATTTCTGTCCAACATAGAAAACCAGTTCCGAAAAAACCTAATAAAAAAAATAGAACCACTTTTTCGGTTTAATAAATAATATAAAGTATATTATTTATTGAATTCTTTCTACTATTTTTTGTTTCAAATAATCTTTTATTCTTTTTTTGCGAATACCAGGGGGGAGGTTTTGATAACATTTAAGTTCGCCTTCTTCCATAATACAATTATCTACATTATAAGGTATTTCAATGTAATTATACCCTATATTGCCAATTTTTTCTTTTTTCTGAGTATCAAGAGCTAAACGATCATAAAATTCATAAATATCATTGTTTATATGATCCGGACCATTATAGGTATAGAATTCTCTACTTTTGTAATCCACCATAATATTATTATTTATATCATGACAATCTACTAAAATTGGTTTTCCAGAAACAACACTTTTAGTACCAGGAACTTCTCGATTAAGTTTAACTCTTTGTCCGGTCAATTCTTGAAGACTTTCACAGGCCAACGTACTGCCAGTACTTTTTATCATTTTGGGATCTCTGCCTTTGGGACCAAAATCAGGAACCAAATAATGCTGGCCGTCTATTTCCACCATTTTAGTGCCAAAATTTTGAGAAACTTGATCTTCCAAAATCCAAAAAATAATACTAACTATTACAAAAAAGATAATAAAATAAATGAAATTATATAGCATTTTTAATAATATTTATTTTTTTCTTCCATTATTTTATAACCCAGTTGTGTATAAAGATTATTTTTTGTTAAAAATAAAATATGAGTGAGGAAATCCAGCTTAAAGATACTGTCTACAATGAAGAAATATACGACTCGGATGAAGATAGTGACGAGGAAGAAAATAACTATGAATTTTTAGAGGAAAGAGATTATGAAAGTTGTGACGAAGAAACAGAAGAAATCTCAGAAATTTTGCAAAATTTACTCAGAGAAGTAGCTGTGGTTGACGCTATGGGTAAGAAAGCCTTCAGAGTAGAATTTTCATATACTAAAAATTTAATTTTCGTAGATAAATCGGAAGATTGTGATTTTGATGATAATGAAGACGGCTATCCCATTATGCCAGACGGAGGCGAAGAATTCTTTATTCCTTATATGAATAAAGTCATGAAAAATAATAAAAAATTTAAAGGGTGTACTATCGAAACTAATGTAAAAAATTTTAGTTTTGTTTTATAAAAAAAATAAGTTAAAATGGACGATTATGTTGTCATGAAATTAAAAAATCATAAAGATTATAATCAAAAGATACTATTTGTAATGGTAACATGTCAGAAATTTGATTGCCCTAAGGAAATTATGAATAGTATATTAGAACAATATAAAACTTATTTAGAAGAAAATCCAGGTATTTCTACCGTTTTTGATACCAGGCAACTTAATTATGTTAGCCCCAAAACTGCATGGGAAGGAGCTAGTATGATTTGCAGACTTAATAACTTAGCTAAAAGGAATGTAAAATGTAGCTGTATTATTATGGGAAATAAATTGATTAAAGATTTATTCAATACTGTTACCAAAGTACATCCTGTTATTGTGCCTTACAAAATAGCTGATAATAATCAAGAAGCATTAGATTTTGTAGTAGAAAAAATGAAAAATTAATTATTATTTTTATAAATTAAATAATAATACAAAGGAACTATTTTGTAATATAGCAATCATGAGGGTCATGAACGAAGAACCACAGATTACACCTCTTTTATATTATAGAGAATATCCCCTAGAACATTATTTAACTTTACCAGAATTTATAGTAGATAAATTAAATTTAAATCGAGATATTTTAATTGATTTACCTCTTGTTAGAAATAAGCATCACATCTTTCTTTGGATGATGAAGCAAAATTTTACCCAAGAACAATTATTACATATTGGATGGTAAACTAGTAATATAATCGATTAATTCTAACTTTATTCCCTTTCTTGCTTTCCATATTAAACCCTCTTTGCAAAAATTTTCGTTATTATTTTTTTTAGTATAATTAGTAGCATCAATACCATCGAAATTATTTAATAATAATCTACTACATGGATAATAGAGAGGATAAGGACAGTCATAGTTTATATTATCTATATATCTTTCAGGATAATTAAAATGACAGAATTTATCTTCATTCATATTAGTAATTTTTAATATTTTTCTTTGCTGTTGATCATTAAAATTTTCAGTTATATATATCTCTGGAATATATAATTTATAACAAAAAGCATGACCGTGATTACTTAAAATTTCTTTCAATTTATGATTATATCTACTAGCAGTGAAAAAATTTATTTGATTATAATTTTTTATTAACCTACCGGAAATAGTAAAAAAAGACATTATGAATTTTTGTTTAAATATTTTTTTAAATTATTCATTTCATGTTTCCAATCTATATAATAATTTTTTTTACACCAAATCTAAGAATACGATGATCTATATTAGGACAATCAATAATACATAATCTTTCTATATTATTATTACTTTTTATAATTTTTTTGGCATAATAATTAGTAATAATAGTATGAGAAATATCTAACTCTATCAAATTATTTAAATAGATAGCTATATGATTAGCAGAAATATTACTGATACTATTAGTACTAATAAATAATCTTTCTATATTTTTCAAAATAAGTGTAATATAAACTACCCCTACGTCAGTTACTTTAGTTTGATTAATATTTAAACTTTTTATATTGGGAATATTATCAACAATATCTATAATATTATCATCATCTATTAAACTATAAGATAATGTCAAATCATTAATATTATTCCATTTTTTCTGTAAAAGCGGAGCTGGATTATTATCAAATACCATATTGATAGAATTAATTAAAGATAATTTTTTAATGTTAGGACATGTTTTATTTATCTTGTGAAATTTCTGATAAGTAGTAATTACAAAATCTAAATTTAATTCTTCTAATTTAGTCAAATTTTCTAAAAAAATAAAAAATCTATCATCTAGGCTTAGCTGAGTATTAGCCAAATATAATTTTTTAAGATTTTTAAATTGAAGTTCATGTATATTTGTATCAAATAAATAACGACTATAAGAAAGATCCAATTTAACTAATTTCTTAAAATTAGTTAAATATTTAATATCTTTAAATCTGAATAAATTATTTCTCAATGCTAATTCTTTAATATTTTTATTTATTACTGTTAAATGTTTTTGTTGTAAAGAAATGCATAAATATAATTCCAATTTCTCTAATTTAGTTTGACTTTTGAGAAATTCATACATAACATCACTGTCCACTACTCTACAATTATTATAAATTATTTTTTTTAATTTCCAATTATTTTTTAGAGATATATAACAAAAAAGATTTTTATCACTAGATCCATTTCTAACTATTAAATTCTCTGGTTGATAAAATAAACTAATAATATTTATTTTTTTAGCATCTCTATATTTTAAATCTAATTTTATAGTTTTTAAATATCTACATGCTTCAAAAATTTTATGATTAAATAATCTCATTAATTTATTTACCTCTTCAAAAGATAAAAAATTAATAATATTAATAATAATATCTAAAGGAAGATCAATCATTTTTGATTAAATAATTTAAATAATAATTCAATTTAGAATTATTATTTAATTTTTAAGACTAGATATATGCAACATAAAGCAATGATTAATAAGAGTGAAATAACAGCTGCATCTCCTACCATACGATAATTTTCAAAATAACGTATCATATCTAATTGGGCTGCTTCTAACGCTGCTAACGCAGGTGATTTATTAAAGATTTTTTCAATATTATCATCGTTATTTAATTTATCAGCAAATAAAGAAGCATAAATAATGTATAAAATACTACAAATTACTGCTATAAAAAGTAGCAAAAAACTAACTGGAGAAATTACTTTTTGCATATTACTTAAATTGGTTTTATCATCACCGGTTAATTTTTCACCAGCATATGATCCTGTGGCCCAAAAACCAGAAAAGAAACCCATTTTATATAAAGATTAAATCATTGCATATATTTTTCATAAAATTCACATGCTTTAGGATAGAGAAAATCAAACCAATAATTATAGTCTACATCTACTACTTGATGGAACATCTCTTTTTCTTCAATGGCATAAACACAAAAAATCATTTTCTTTCTTCCTGTAATAACTCCGTTACCAATAATTTGATCATATTGTGATTTCCAAATATGTCTTATATCTTTGGGGTCTTTGTTAGGATCCTGCATATATGCTTTGATAGGAGCATACATCTTAGCCGGGCATTTTATTTCGATACCCATTTCGTCATCAATAACACCATCTAAGGAAGCACCAAAACGAGTATCTGGTTTCCAGACAGCAAAACCCGTTTCTTTAATAGGCTTATTAATTATTTTGGCTAAATGATCCCTTACCAAAGGTTCGTAATCATTGCCTTTTTGCATTCTTGCTTTGGCTTCGGGTGAAAATTCTTCTTTAAGTTCTTCTTTAAAAATAGCCGCTAATTCTTCGGGGGTATGATTATCATAAGGAGCGTGACCCACTATTTTACCCAAATTACTCATAGTAATACGACCTTTGCGCATAAGATGCCAATCAGGACTACCCTGTTGGACATCCAATAAATAATAATTACCACAATCTTTCATCATTGATAAAAATTTTATCTTCCTTTACTTTCAATAATCTTTCGTTTTTTTTCTTTTCAAATATGACCGGAATATTAAAAAAAATAGCTAGATAATGACAAAAATAATTATCCTTTTTATCGCATAAAATAGCACTAGGATTATATAAAACCTTTATATTTAATAATATTTTATCCATGGTCAATTTTATTTAATATTATTAAATATTAAATAATAAATTAACTCTTTTTAAAGACAGCCGAAGCTACTATACGGTAAATTAATTGTTCACCTAAAATATTATATCTAGATATATTTTTTCGTCTTAATTTAAATATATCACCAACTTTACCTCGATAAAATTTAGTGACAGGATCATCCATTAATTGGCGTGGTAATTAGAAATACTAATTTTATTATCTTTACCAAATTTATCAGCTACTTCACCTGCTCGATAAATATCTAAAACTTCGGGTATAAAAGCATGTTTTGTTAAATCTATAAAATCATCATCTTTATAAGTAATAATATTGTAAATATTTTCACAACTTCCAGGATTAATATTACATTGTTTAACTTGTTTTAAAGAAATAGGTGATAGATCTTTTTGACTTATTAATAAGCCTTCACGACAATCCAATTTAAAGACCAAAGTAATAAATTTTTTGAAATCAGTGAAACTAACTGAATTACTACTTCTATTATCATCAGGTAAAAAAAAGATAAAAATATTATTATTATCTATATATTTATGTTTATAATAATTAGACATAGAAGATCGAAAAGTAATATCAATATTTAATTCATCAAATTTAGTAATCATCAAATTTTTCTTATTATTTTCTTCAATATAATCAATAAATTGATCACTGGACAAATCTTCGAAATTAGGTTCATGGGAAATATCAAAATCATTAACTTTCAAAAATTTTTGCGAGACTTCTTTTAATTTCTTTAATTTTTCTATGTCTTCCCCTTCACTAATAGGAACAGCAGTTTGTTCTTCATTAATAAAAGCAACATCTTCAAAAGTCTTTAATTTAGAAGCCATTTTTAAGTAATCATTTTACTTAAAAATTCATTTTTTGTAAGAAGAATAAAATTCATTTCCCTTCAAATAAACAGGATAACTATTCATCTTAATATCATCGTAGTTCCTAATGATAATATTATAATTTTTCATAAATTTATCATTTTTTTCTAAATCAATAGTTATATCATCACCCAAACTAACACCAATATGACTAAGTAATTCTATATTTCTAGGATAGGTACCGGAATAATTTCTCCCTTGACAAGATTCGAAAAATGTGATATTATCATCTTCAACACCTCCGTCGGTAATATGATAATAGTCTATGTTCATAGGCATCATTTTTTGAGAAAAATTATAATCAGTCAAAAGAACACCCGGCGCGTTACTCTCATTAAATATTTGTAATTTTTTTATTTTAGTATCAAAATTATCTGCCTTTTTGATAGTCACTAATACCGGAGAATTTTTTAATTTATTATAAACAGTAACAAAACTATCCATACCATATTTACCATCAATCATCTTAACAATATGTCTTTTCTTATTTTTAGTTAAGATATCTAGAAGAATAGTTTTGAATTTAGGGGCTCTTTGTAAGGCTTTATCTAAACTAATATTTTCTAAACTTTTTATTTTTTCATCAAAATATACATTGAGTAATTTAGCCGAACTAGTATTTTCTTTGTTATCTAAAGAAACAGTAGATTGTGTTCTAATATAATCATCTAAATAAGCCTTGAAATGGTCTCCTAAAATGTAAGATTTTCTAACACTGGATGTGAAATTAATCGGCATATCTAAATTTTTAGCGTAAAAAAATACAACATTTGTTTTAGGACCAATTAAGGATATACTTTTCTTAGATAAATTAATTTCGTTAATATTAATAAAAATTAAAAATCTATTATCTGACTTAGTATTTAAAATATTTCCAGCATAATGAACTAAAATATTATAATCAAAAATAGCAAAAAAAGTATTACTCAAAGTCTCATTTTTACTAGCTAGTTCATTGTAAGCAATATAGTCTTCTTTTTTATCACTATCGATAGTTACTATTTTAACATTATTACGTAAATTAGGTGTAAATTTTATTAGAGTATTAAGAAATGTTTCTTTATCTGAAACCAGAGGTACTAAAAAATAAAAAACGCTATCTAAATTAAGTACTGTTGAAAGTCTAATTTCTGTCTCCATAATTTTATTATATAATTTTTTTATATTTTGCAAGGAATAGAAATATTTACTTGTTGTGCATAATAATAATTTTTCTCTGGATCTTCTACCAGAGGCACTACTGAATTTTTACAGCCAGATTGAGGTTGTAAATCAGCTAAACAAATATCATAACCAGCGGGATTTTCTTGACCACATTGACCATTTGTTTGCGTGCCTCCGCCACATAAAGATTTACAAACATTTAAATAAAAGACTGGATTTTTTCCTAATATATAATAATTTCCACCGGGACTTTGGTAATAATATCTTCCATCTTTACATACCTTTTTAACGTCCAAAAGAGGTAAACTTTGATACTTACATTGGGTATTATTTTTTACATCAATAACCATTCCTTTACTATAATTTACCCCAGCTACAATATTAAAGTAAATAATCAAAACTATAAGTGTTGCAATAATAATATAAAAAAAGATAGTTATTGCATTAATTTGAACCATTTTTATTGAGTTAAAATATTAATTTCTTCACCAGAGTAAAAGTTATTTAATAGAATATTAGGTCTATTTTCAACACTATAATTATTACCAACATTAGTGATAGTTATATCACTAATACGACCGCTGCTAATTTCACCCACTTTTACTGTAGCCCCTGATCCAGTAGCTTTATCAGGGTTGTCTATATCTTGTACAACACTTAAATCTAAGGTATCTGTTAATCTAATAGTTTGTATAAATATTTCTTTGTTTGTTGGCATTTCTATATTAAATCCATTATCAGTAATTAAAACATTTTTAATACCAGTACCAGTAGGATCAATTATATCGATAATTTTAGCCACAGGTACGATTTCATAAAGCTGTAAATTATTTGCTTGATATTTTAAACCCATAAAGTAATTGGGAGCCTTATTTATGCCATCGGTAGCTAATTGGGTCGGACTTATAATATTGGGTTTTATTCCTTGCGTGGGGGCTAAAGAATGTTTTTTTCCTTTTTTATCGATAATTGTAAATGGTTGATAAAAACTATTAGGCATTATACTATTAATTCTGAGACCTTTTATTATTGGAGCCAAAGGTGTGATAAAAGATAAGGATTTACTCCCGTTTGTATTACTAGTAGTTTGATATATACGATCCATTAGCCCAGTACTGTCTAATACATAATCACCAATAGCTATATTAGTATTTATATCTTCCATAATTAGATAATTAGTATTACTAGGATTATCATCGGTGCTAACTATTTTGGTGAATGTAGAATAAGCAAAAGTATCATTTTGGATATTATGAACATAATTAAAAAATTGTTGTCCCGAAAACTGTATTTGAGCAGATTGTAATTTATTATCAGATGTGACACCGGCATAGGCAAAAAAAGAAGGTCTGCACATAATACATTCTTGACGAAAATTACTATTATTCCAAACAGGATAATACATACTTTTCTTATTTTTAAATCCAGCGTCAGAATAATTAAAAGCTTGTGCCGAATACTGAGCATTAGTTAAATTGCCATCAGTACCACTTAAAAACTCATATACTGGTTGACTTTTAGCGTTTTTTTTCAGAAAAAAACTATTAACAAAAGAAGGACTATAATAGCGTAAAGGTTCATTACCACTTCTGTCATAAGTAGTATTATAATTTATGCCGTTAAAACCAAATTGTTTATAAATAACCACGCCATCTTTTTCCATATTTCTTATTTGTTCATCATCTAATTGTGCACTACTTGTAGCATCTATGCTTAATAAATAATTAGCCCCTCCGTAAGTACCGATAACGCCGAAATCATTGGCTCCTACTGTATTAATAATTTCAATACCAGTATTCTGACATAAGCCGATAGTTATACTACTATTTAATGTAATATTATTACCATTTATATTAGTTATTTTGGGCAAAGTAGCAGGATAACCAGGATAAAGTACTTCGTTGTTAATACTTACTCCCTGAGTATTATTTAGACTTAATACAGTTGCTCCGTTTAAAGCATCGCTACTTAAATATTTAATAATAGGTGGATTATATCTACTCCAGTAATCCCCTGTTTCTAAATCAAACATAGCTGCATTAGTTAATTCTATTCTTGGTGGTGTTCCCTTAATAATTTTTATACTGGCGAAATTATCTGGCTCATTAGCTGTTACTATCCAACGATTGCTAACGGCACTCTGGTCATAATTTTCAAAGAAATTATTTTTTCTCTGTCTTATAGCATCAGTGCAATTATCCTCGGTGCATAAATTAACATCAAATGTACCACCGCAGCCATTACCAATAACACAACTAGTGGTAAACGAACCAGGATCATTGAGATAAAAACTATCCGCTTTGGTAGCATCAAATCTATCTTTATTATAAGCATTGCAAAAATTACGAGAATTATTTTGTTGAAAAATAGACTCGGTAGTACTAGTGTCGATAATTTTATCAATATTATAAGCCAAAGTACCATTTATACAAGGTTGTTCTTCTGGTTGAACACATCTTAACATATTTTTGAAATTAGCCGCAGGTCTATTATCAGTACATGGTTGATAACGAATAAATTCTGGAGTTAATTTCGGATGATATTCATCGGGTTCTACGACCAGTACAGCTCTGCCTCCTGTTTTCTGATGTGGAAATTTAAAATTAAAAGGTAAGCCAGTTCTCCAATTCTTACCTTCTTCTTGACCAGTAATTCCTTTTAAGGTATAAACAGTATAGACTAATTCATTACCACCATCAATACAAAGACTATTATATGGACCTAATTCTAGATTTTGTACAAATTGTGTTTTAGTATAACTATTATAAATAATATAATAAGTTGTACTTCCAAGAATTATTTTATATAATCCTTTGGTAGGAACAGGACCAGTAGAATAAATATTTATAGAAGTATCGCCTGTATTATAATCAATTCCATCTGTAGAGCAATTAAATGCTAAACCACCAAATTGTGAAAAATTATTAACTACCAAAGTAGCAAAATCATTGTTATCTTCTAATATTTGAAAAAGATCACTATTTTGACAATCAATAGGGTCATTTATGGAGTCGGAAAAATTACAACCAGCGGGAATACGGTCAGTGAAAGCCGGATTTAATTTGCAAAATCTTGTCCCTATATCATCCGGTTTAAAAACAATGGGATTTTTATTAAAAAAAGCATTGTCTTCAGTATTAATAGAAAAAAAATAATTTAATTGGTTATTATTAACTCCATAAACAGAACCATTAAGCATATCAAAACTACTAGTTACATAATAAGGACATTGTGGGTTAGCTACACAACGACATTTTAAAAGATCATCGCCACAATAAAAATCTAAGGCCGAACCATCCGATCTAAGAGCGTAGGGTACTTCTATATTGTCACAATAATTGGGCCGTGTACAGGCTTCTGTAACTGCGCTATATGTTAATGCATCAGTAGGGTTTTCAGGACAACGTTTAGTTCCATTATTTTTGTTAACTACGCATTGACCGGCTGGACAAAATTTTATAGAAGCAAAATCATAAATTTTACTATAATCTAGTTTTTTCCCTTGATTTTCTTCTCCTGTTAATAATAAATCTGGTTGATTAGATTGATTTTCAAATAAATCAAAATCCGCTTTGGAAATATTTACTCGATCCGGTTGTTTGGTAGATACCACAAAAGAAACATAGACGAAAAAAGCTAGGATTAAGAGAATGATAAAGAAAAATATTAAATTGTAATAAGCACTGCTAACATCTTGTTCTATTGGATAATCATACATTTTTAAAAGATAATTAATTAATCTATTTTATAGTTAGGTCACATAATTTAATTTTAGAATTATGTGACACCAGGTGTAATGTGGGTGTCGCGTGGTTGTTTAGAACCCAGGAAAATTTAATTTTCCTTTTCTAGGCGTTGGTAGATAGAGGCTCAGAGCACGTAAGATGGCTCGGTGAGTACGATTTCTTTCTCCATTAATACCCGGGGTTTCAGGTCTGAAATGTAGTACACGTCGTGCACTATTGTTTCCTCTTAAACGCTGCTGAACAGCTACTTGTCTTGGATTAGAAGGCAAAATAAGGGGATTTTCAGGCATGATCTGATGCGGAGGCGTTGATGGTGGCGAAATAACCACTTCATCTTCCAAAGGTATAGGAGACGGTGGAGTATCATCGACTAGACCCAGACGCACCAAAGCATCGTGGGTAGTGTTGATCATATCGCGGCGGTTAACTGGATTGAAAGACATTTTGTTAAATAGATTGCAGTACTTTTACAAACGTATATAATCAAGTAATTTTTATTAATTTTTCAATTTTTGCCATATTTTTCTCGTACTCTTTTAATTTCAGCTCTGACTTCTTCTTTGGCCAAAAATTTATTAGTAGAATACATTCTGCCATTAGGTAATTTTTTCTTATCTTTTCTACCCACTTTATATCCTTTTTCAAATTGAAAACTACGAAATTCTGATGGATTTTCACTAGCATATAAAGCAGCCATTTGTTTCTTAGCTTTTTCTTGACTCAGAGGTTTATCACTGGCATACATACGACCAGAACTCATCGCTTTACCATCGCTTTTACCTACTTTATAACCACCTCTTACTTTATAAATTTCATAAGGCATTTTTAATTATCTAATTAATTTGAAATAAATAAATACTGATATTGTAATTATAATTAGTATTACATAAATATAAACAAAAAAAGGTAAAAATTGAATACATTTTTGACCAGTTTCTGTGGTTAATAGATTTTTACTACCCCAAAAATTATTTCCATGATCTGTATCTGTGCCTATATTTTCATCTACATAAACTAACGAAGGAATACAAAGATAAGTATCATTTTTTAATAAATGATTCAAAGTATGATCTATTCCTTTACCAAACAATCTTTGTATACTATTAAGTTTTGCTTCTTTTTCCAAAAATTCCTCCCAATCAGGTAACCATTCAGCATATTTTCTGGAAATTATATAAGCAGTACAACACAAACTTTGACCATAAAACAAATTGTTTTTAAAACTATATTGGGGTAAAATAGGTATATGACCTACCATAAGACGATAAAAATTTTCAGGAAGTTTATTATTATATTTTTTTAATTTTTCGAAAAAATTCTTATCTTTGATTACAAAATCATCTTCTAATATCAAACTTCGCTGATAATTTTTATCCAGTGACATATCAACTGCAAATTTATGAGAATCATAACAACCTTTTCCAAAATCCTTGTTTGGCTCTTTTTCACTCTGAATGATATAAACTCTTTCTTTCAACCCTGGAATCTTTTCTAATTGTTTTAATATATGTTTGTATCTATCCTGTCTAGATAATAAATTTATTATAAATATACCATCTAGGAAATCGCAAAAATCCTTTATACTTTCTGTTGGCTCTAAAACAGTTCTTAACATTTTTATATTACTAAAAATGAATAGAATTAGATTAGGTTATACTGGAGCAAATTATTTATTAAGAGAAAGTAAAAATATTAGAATTAATAGAAAAGTATCTTTAGTAGATGTCAACGAAAAAGGTTTTCGTTATTTAGAAAAGGTAACGAAAAAAAATCTATTTGATCTTTATAATGTTTTACGATGGAACAGAGAAAATAATATTTTTGTTATGAGAGCTACTAATAATTTAGTACCCCTTTTAACAGATCCTTGTTTATTTGATATAAATAATAGGGAAGCTTATCTCCATCATAATTTATTTTCTTTTACACCTGAATTAGAAATAGTAAAAGAGGAAATAAAAAAGCATAATCATCGTTTAACATTTCATTTACCTTTTCAAGTTAAATTAGCTTCTTATGACAAATATATTCTCGATTTGAGTGTATATACTATTGAAAAGTATGCTCAATTATTAGAAGAATTATGCCCAGAAAATGGATTAATGGTAATTCACGTAGGCGGTATTTATGGTAAAGATAAAGAGAAAACTATGCAAAATTGGATAGATAATTATAATATCAGATTAACCAAAACTAGTAAAAAATTCTTAGTTTTAGAAAATGACGAATATCAATATTCACTCCATAATTGTTTGGATATTAGTAATGCTTGTGGTATACCCGTAGTGTGTGATTTTTTTCATCATGAGTGTTATAATTTTATAAAAAACGAAAAAATTGAAATTTTAATTACTTTGCCAAAAATTATAGATACTTGGAAAGACGTTCGTCCCAAATTTCATGTTAGTCAGCAGGGTTTTGGTAGAATTGGAAAACACAGTGAGCTTATCACTTCCATACCAGAAGAATTACTGCAATTATCCAACAAAATTGATTTTGATATTATTTTAGAGTGTAAACAAAGCTTATCTAGTTTATTGCATTTACGTAAAATTTACAAAGATGGGTAAAACAACAAAGATTGTTTACGCTGTTAGAAAAAGCACATTAGGACAATCTACTACTGCGCAGAGAAAATATCATGCCGGTAAAAGAACTAAATTATATATAGGTTCTGCTTGGAAGAAAGGCAAGAATCCTGTTATTAAGGATATTTACAAATATTTTAAGAGTGGCGAAAGTAAATTAATTTATGATCTATTTTCTGCTGATCGTTTTAGTAGAAATACTTTCGACTGTTACAAACTCAAAGAATGGTTAGAAAAAAATAAGAAAGAGTTAATAGTTATTGCTAATCGTCAACGATTTAATTTTGTTAAAGATTTTGATAAGTTCATTGAGCTTATCAGAGATCCCGAAGCTCAATCCAGGGCAATCTCTGAAAAATCAAAAAAAATGTGGGAAGAACAAAAACGCAACCCACAATACAGTAATGAAATTATACTTACCGATGTAGAAAAATATTTTGTACGTCAAATTATTTTTACTACTTATGATGAAGGCGAATTAATCAATGTCAATGAGCTCTATGAAAAACTTAGAAGTTGTGGTATTGCTAAATTCAGCAAGGCCAATATTAGAAAATGGCGTCAAGAATTGGAGCCAGTTCATGACGAAGAGCTTCTTCACATGAAATGCGAAGAAACCAATCTTTGTTTTGCTCACCCAAAAGGTGAACATGACATCGATAACGATCCTCTGTTATGGAAAAAATATCAACGTTTCATTCCTCATCTAGAATTTGCCAGGAATTTGGCTCAAAATTACCCAGAACTTAATGGTGTCTGGGAACCCGAAAAGGGTCTGGGCAATATGCAAGTTATGGATCAAGCTCTTGATGATATTATCGAAGACGCAGTTATTATTAACGAAGAAATGGAAGAAGAAGAAATGGAAGAAGAAATGGAAGACTCGGCTCCCGCACCTGATATATTACAAAAAATTAAAGAAGCTCATGATATGTTACAAGCTAACATTATTACTAATGAAGAATTTATTGCTATTAAATCAAAATTTATTTAATTAATTATTAATATTTAATATATATTAATAATTTAAGAATACATCATTTTCACTGCCATAGACATATCATTTTTTCGATATTGCGGGTCTAATAATCTCACTGCTACAGCAGCATCAATATGATAAGGTTCAGATAATTCTAAGTCTCCTTTAATAGTTAAATTTTTTATATCTTTAGTCATATCAAATAAATTAATTTTCATAATTAGAGTTTCTAAGCATTTTTCTAATTTTCTAATTCCTTTTTCTGGAAAATAAGTAGAAATAATAACTCTTAATGTTTCATCAGGAATAATTATTTTATCTTCTTTAAATCCAATATTCTTACAAATCTTCTTAAGACTGAAATCTCTAGCTATTTTAATTTTTTCTTCTGCGTTAAAACCTTCCAAATTAATAATATTAATTCTATCTCTTAGTATAGGATGAATTTTGTTAACATCGTTAAAACTAAAAATTAAGAAAGCCTTAGATAAATCAAAATCAATACCTGAAAAATATCTATCATTAAAACTATTATTTTGACTACTATCAGTTAAATGTATCAAGATAGATACTATTTCTTCGCCTGCTTTAGTTTCACTTATCTTATCCAATTCATCAAAAAAGATAACCGGGTTCATACATTTGTTTTCTATTAATATTTCTACTATTCGACCCCATTTAGATCCTTCGTATGTAAAATCAAAACCTTCCAAAGTAGAAGCATGAGTAGAGCCTCCCAAAGTAATAAAACTAAAAGGCATATTCAATGCTTTGGATAATCCATTTTTAATAATACTTGTTTTACCAATTCCTGGTGGTCCACAAAGACCGATAACATTACCAGTACCTTCTGGATTAGTTACCCATTTACCTATTATCTGTAATAAATTTTGTTTAGCTAAATTTTGACCATAAATACAATTATCTAATTTAATTTTAATATTTTCCATAAAATTCTGTATTTTTAATATTTTGTCTCCTTTTTTAATTGGCAATCGTGATAATTTACCAAAAGGTATACTCATAATACCATCCATATATTTTTTAAGTTTAAAATATTCTCCCTGTATAGGATTAAGGTTTTCGAAATGGATAGCTTTTTGTAAAATTTGAGCTTTAGTTTTATCATTTAAATTACTTTCTAAAATTTTATATCTTAGAGGTATATCATGACTATTAAATTTTAATAATTTATCTTCTAATTTTAATAATTTATCACGTTTACTTTTAGTTAGTTTTTTAAGATAATTGTCATATTTATTATTACCTCTACCGCTACTCTCTTCTTCGTCTTCGTCTTCTATAGAAAAAGTAATAGCTCCGTTACTTTCATTGGCTAATTTTTCTAAAAAATTAATAAGCTCTTCCTCTGCTTCTTCTTCTGTATTATATTCCTCTTCGTCAGTAGTACTTTCTTCTTTATAACTTTTTAACCGTTTATTACTCCTACTACTTCTCTCATTATTCCTCCGCTTTTTATTCTTGCCTTTATCTTTCATTTTAAAAAAAATATATTTTTTACTTTGCTATTTAATTAAACTAAATTAAATAATTATTTTCTACTAGGACATAATTTATCGAAAACCATATCAAAATTATATTCTATTCTCTTTTTTGGTGAAATAGAAGTAAAAGCTAAAATAATTTCTTTAACTTCAGCGGGTATATTACTAGCTTTTATTTTTTTATGAAATTTGGGTATTTGCACTTTTTTCATTTCAGCACTAGTATAATCATTACCGTTATTATCAGCATAATAGATATCATCGGCTAATCCATAAACATCAGCGATAGTAGCACCTAATGTATAAATTGCAGTTTCTTTATCTGCTTTTCTGTAGGTTTTGTCACCATAAGCATATTCTGGCGGTACAAAACTAGACGAAGCATTTAAATCACCTTTTTTAGTATCTGCTCCGAGTGCTGCAAAGCTTCCAATATCCCCTAAAAAGAATTCTATCTTTTCTCCGTTACAACGATAAAGTAAATTTTCTAGTTTAAGATCAGGGTAGATAAATTTATGATTATAAAAACACTTAATAATTCTGGTAATATAAATGATAAATTTAATCTTTAATCTATCGTCCATTTCTAATTTTTGTACTTCTCCATTAGCTTGTTGCATTACAATAAAAGGATTACCATGTTGGTCTTCCACTGAACGAATAGGAATGACATAATGATGACACATAAAAGCTGTTTTCATATAGTCTCTTAAAATATCAGGTTCTTCATAGGGATCACTTCCTTTGAGTGGCATCTTTACTACTACACTGATTTCTTTATTATCTTTCAATCCTTGATAGAGAATAACTTTGCCATAAGCTCCAGCTCCTATTTCTTTACCTTTTTTTAATTTAATACCATCATAATAAACATCTAATTTATAATTAGTGGGATAAGTTTTTAATCCTTTTTTCAAATTGGTTTCTATTTTAATTTTATTTAAATTAGTAGCTGGTCTAGTCAAAGTTAAATTACAAGTTCCATAACTACGAAATAAATCATCCTTATCCATGATAATAAAAGGGGCTTTTTCTTTTTTACTTAATCTTCTATCTTCCATTTTATTATATTAAACAAATTTATTTAAAAAAATGGAAGCTTATTGGACCTTTAAATATCAAATTTCTCTTCGTGGCGAAGAAGAACATGTTGTAAATTTATATCATTATACTGAAAAAAGTATAGCTTTGGTTACTACTATGAATTTTGGTAAAGCTTTTGCTAAAAATTTTAAAACACTAAACGGACGTTTTAATCCTCGTTTAAATATTAATAATACTTCTACTGCTGGCTGGATTTTTAGAGCTGATAATAAAAGTCAAGAAGCTCTCAATGCTTTACTGAGAGAAATTCATACTGGTAATACTAAACCCGAATTTAGCGGTGTCATTGAGCCCATTTTTGACGAAAAAACTAGAAATAATAAAATTGTTAACATGATTACTACTATCATAGATATGACCCCAGAAAGTATAGAAGAATATGTGGTCAGTGATACTAATGATGCTAAAACTACTCTTTATTTTAACGCCGATGACACCGTGGTAACAGAAGGCGATTGTATTTACACTCTTCAAACAGCACATAAGAAAATAGAATTATATCAAATGCAAAAATGAAATTGTTATTTAAAATTAACTTACTAAAATGGCTACTTCAGTAAGTCTATTGGAAAAATACACCCAAAAAGGGGACATATTAAATACAGTCCAGGACTATGAACGAAGTCCTGCGGCGAAGTTATTTCGCCGAGTTATTAAAGAAACAGCAGGTAGTAATAACACCATTGCTGGCTTCAATAACTGGGTGGAAAATATATTACCAACTCAAATTACTGATCAAAATTTTGTTAGTCAATCTGGCGTCACTGTAACCTTCTCGGATATTTTTCTTAATAAACCAACTAGGGTAGTCAATAATAAAGAAGTTGCTCTTTATCCCAAATTTTGCCGAGAATATCAATTTCCTTACACTGGTAAATTAGAAATAACATGTACTACTGAAAAAGGAAAAGACAAAAGAGTTATTAGAATTAATCTAGGTAATATACCTATTATGTTAAAAAGTAATAAATGTAATTTATTTGGTAAAAGTCCGGAAGAATTAGTAGAATTAGGAGAATGTATTACAGACCCTTTTGGTTATTTTATTGTTTCCAGTGAATGGTCATTAGTTACTCATGATAAAAAGAGAAAGAATATTCCTTTCTTGGTTTATAACAAAAAAGTTAGTTCCAAAACATATGTTGATAATCAGTATTCCATTCGTGATAAACTTAAGATAGTTATGGGCGAAGATTGGAATACTATACAATTAATAGATCCCCTTAGTAAATCAGATGAAAAAAATCAGAAAAATTTCCCTATCTTTATTATTTACAAAATTATTAGTGGTTTAGAACCAGAAGAAATAATCGAAAATTATATTTTTAGATTTATTGATAAGAGATTACATCGTCGAGCTAAAATAGCTTTGCAAGCTTCTATTTTTGAATATAATAATATTAGAGACCCTGTCTTATTTATTTATAGTATCCGTAATGAATATAAATTAATTAAAGAAGATCAGAAAAAGAAAATTATTGAAAATATTAGTAATAATTTAGAAAAGGAAATTTTCATTAATTTAAATGAAGAAGAAAATCAAGAGACTAGAATAGAGAAAAAGATAATAAGTTTATCTTATATGCTAGCTAGATATATTCTTTATATGCTTGGAGAAATAGAAATAGATAATCCTGACTCTTGGAATAATAAAAGATTTGACAATGCTCATATTCACATGGAACAATTATTTTATCGTATTTTTATTAATGTTTTGAACAAATGTAAAAAGAAAACCGGAAAAGATAAAAATATTTCCGAAGCTAATATTAATTTTATTAATTTTGGTGATTATTTAAATTCTAAGAGTAAAGATGAATTTAAGAAAATATTTGAAACTAGTTTTAATACTAGTACCTGGGGAGTTAAAAATGAACCATCTAGAAGAGAAAATTATCGCGAGCAAGTGCGAAGAGAAACACCAATAACTTTATGGTCTCAGATAGTAAAAAATACTAATAATATACCTACTAATGGCACGGTTATCGAAGTTCGTTTTATTCAACCTACTCAACGAAACAAACATTGTATTATGGAAACTCCCGAAGGTAAACAAGTAGGGATAGTAAAATATAATTGTTTGAGTGGTATTTTTTCTCTAGGAAGAGATAGGAAAGATATTATCGATTTGCTTAAAAAATATGGTAAAAAATATGATGCTAAAGAATTTAATATTCTACCCATGATTAACGGCTTTCCTGTAAGTAATAGTGATTTTAATATTTATGTAGATAAAGGTATGAAAGATACATTAATTGATGCTCGCAGAAAACAAAACTTACCTTTCGATATAGAAATCTTTCATAATACAGAATTAAATACCCTGGAAATATTCTCTGATCCATCTAGGACTATTACCCCTTATTTAATAGTTAATCCTAAAACTAATAATTTAGTTATTGATGAAATAAATGGTTGGGATTTAGACTATGAAACTTTAACCACTAACGGCTGTATTGAATTTTTGGGACCTCGCGAAGAAGGAGATCCCACTATCACTATATCCACCAGTGTGGAAAATTTTTATGCTAAGAAGAGAGAAATTAGTAGTAGTACCAGAGAAATGGCTAAAATCTTAAAAAAGAATTATTCTTATTCCCATTGTACTATTGATCCTATGCAAATGTTTTCTTTAGCTACTAGTGCTTGTCCTCTTTCTAATCATCAATTAGGACCTCGTACCAGTTTCCAAGCTAGTATGTGCAAACAAGCCCTTGGTTATTATAATATAAATTATCATTTACGTTTTAAAACTTTCAAACAATTATATAAAGCAGAGAGATCTCTAACCGAAACAGATACTTACTTTTTACCCATGATGGATTTATTTCCAGCTGGTCAAATTGCCAATGTAGCTTTTCTTTGTGATACTGATAATCAAGAGGATGCTATTGTGGTTTCAGAAGATTTTATCAATGCTGGTAATTTAAATTATATTAAATATCAAGTAGTGGAAATAATAGTACCTACTAATACCAAAGGCTATACGATTGAATTTAAAAAACCACCGCTCAAAAAGAACGAAGACCCTCATATTTATCGTCATATTCAAGAGAATGGCTTGCCTAAATTAGATAGTTTAATTGAGTCAGGTGATTGTATTTTGGGTCAAGTTATGATTACTTCGGAAGGTGAAGAAAATCATTCTACTTTTGCAGATTTAGATATTTATGGTTATGTAGATAGAATTTTGATAACAAGGGAAAGAAATGGAACTAATCCACTTATTCGTATTAAATTAAGGAATTATAATAAGTATCAAGCTGGTGATAAATTAGCTTTAAGATATGCTCAGAAAGGTACCATCGGAAGAGTAGCTAAGCGTGAAGAATTACCAGTAGTTAGAGATGGTCCTAACAAAGGTATAGTCCCTGATATATTATTTAATCCTCATGGTTTCCCTACTCGTCAAACAGCTGGTTTGATGATAGAGGGTTTATTAAATAAGGCTGCTATTTATGACTGTAAAAGAAGAGATATTAGTTCTTTTCGTTTTAGCCAGAAAATTCTAGAAGAAGCTAGACAAGTTTTAAAAGATAATGGACTAGATGAATTTGGTTACGAAAATATGGAAACAAGCGACGGTGTACCATTAAAAGATAAGGTTAATTTAGTTCCTTTAACAGAACAAGTACTGAAACATCAAGTTAAAGATAAATTCCAATTTCGTAATATTGGTCCTCGTGATTTTAGAACTCATCAACCCCGCGCAGGACGTATTAAAGGTGGCGGTATTCGGGCTGGTGAAATGGAAAAAGACTCTTTCGCTGCCCATGGCGCTAGTGCGGTCATTAGAGAAAGGATGATGAAATCATCAGATGAATTTAAAATGATTGTCTGTAATAATTGCGTCGTTATTATTAATTATAAATTTTGTACTGTATGTAATAATTCTGATCCCGTAGTAGTGTTAATACCTTATGTTTTTAAAGTATTAATAAGACTGCTCAATGGCGTAGGTATAGATATTAGATTAGAGACAGAAAAAGTAAAGATGTTTAGAGACTAAAAAATTGAATTTATTTATTAATTATTTAATTAATAAACAAGATGGATTATTTTATTAAAAAAGCAGAGTATATTGAAGATTTAATAAGAAATGAACTTAGACTCAATTTAGTTCAATTTCTTTATAGCCAAGGTCAATTTTATGGAGAACATAATATTGAAAAAACAATATATAGTTATATACCTGGCTCTACTGAAGTAAAAAGAGCTAACTTTTTAGGTAAAAAAGATCTACATAATTATCTTACCAGTGTAGGTAAAACCAAAAAAATTTTCCAAAAAGCTTTGAAAAGATTTTTATTAACAGCAATAAATTCATTACTAATATTTTGCTGTAGTAAAGTCAATAAATCAATATTATTCAAAATACTTGCTGATAAAACAACCATAACTAAAATGGTGCAAATCATTCATACTAATCTAGATAGTGGTATTTTAAAACTTAACTCAATAGAAGGTGACAGGAAAGATACTTATTTTTTCCAAGAATTAATTATGTCAAAGATTAAAAATCAAGCTAATATTATTAGAGAATGGTGGGTCAATATTTACTACAGTCCCTACACTAAGATAGGTAAAAAAAGACTTGAAAAAAGTTACGACGATTTATTTAAAGATAATTAAAGTTCTTGTAATTCAAACCCATTATTTTCAGCTAAAACAACATTTTCTCTTCTCCTTTCCATTTTTCTTTTATAAATAATAGCACCGGCAAAAGTAACAATAACAAGAGCTGACAAACTTAACATTGTGGCTGTTAAAGCTACCGGATTGGCGCTATATGCACTTTCCTTTTCATAGACTACTTCATCGTTCGTAGAACCCAATTGTGTGAAATTAGTATTATTTTCTAAATGGCTTATTGCCAATTTAGAAACCATAGACATTAATGATGTCATTTTATCTTAAAGTAATTTTTTAAAATTGAAAATTGTTTGTTTATGTTTAAAGAAAACATGGAGTTAGCACAAAATAAACAAAGTATTAAGGAAATACAAACTTTCCTTAAAAATATTAATAGTGCTTACTCTTTGGGTAAAAAAGAAAATTATTTAGCTAGATTAAAAATTTTTCAAGATGTTATTAATTTCCCATGGCGGGAAGACCAGAAAAACGTCCTGGAAAAAGTTATCAAAAATGAACATCAATATTATGTCATCAATGGTATTTTTGGTTGCGGTAAAACTACTTTACTTTTCGGTATCATGATAAATCTTATTTTACAACATTTATATATGCCAGATGAAATTATGTTTATATCTTTCAATGTTTGTATTAAGAACGAATTAAAGAGAAAATTAAAACCTTTTGGTTTCAAAGGTAAAGTAAAAGTCAGTACCTTTGACTCTATTATTTATTTTATTTGTAAATACTTTGATTATCCCCATTTAGAATTACCTAATTTTGATGGTAAAAGAAGATTTTGTCAAGAATTATGTGAAAATGGTCGCGCAAAACCAATTTTGGAGCAACCAAAAATCATCTTTATTGACGAAGTGCAAGATTTGGAGCGGAACACTTTCCTTATTTTCAAACACTTTTATCCCGACAGTAAGATTATTTTTGCCGGTGACGTGTTTCAATCAATACAAAAAGAACCCAGAGATAGCCTGCTTTGGTACTTGCTAAATCAAGATTTACGTCAAATTGCTCATTTTTACATGAAAATCACCCCTAGGGTACCCCAGGAAATTTTGTCAGGATTGCAAAAAACACTTAGTGCTTATTATCCAGAATTTGAGGGAAAGATACAGGAGTGGAAATCCACCAATGAGCATTCCCAAGCGAAGATAATTTGGCAGCGTATCTATTCCTATCGTCAGATCTTCGATTTGGCCAAAGAAAAAATTATGGAGTATGGCGAAGAGAATACTATGATCTTAACTTTTAGTTCAGCTATTACTGTTAAAGGGGCATTAGGCGATGTGGCGCGTTTGAGACGTAATTTTGTCAATGAGCAATTTGATGTTAATAAAAATCACAAAAAATTAGATCCAGATAAATTATTTTTATCGACGGCTAATTCTTCCAAAGGTTTAGAAAGAGACCATGTAGTTATTTTTCTTACTTTTCCTTTGGAAAAAGCCTTTTGTAATTTTTCTGACGATATTGTAGTCAATTTAATTACCGTAGCAGTAACCAGAGCTCGTAAAACAGTTCATTTCTTTGTCCCTGCTTATGAAGATAAATTTACTCGGGTTTTAACTTTTTTTGATAAATGTCCTTATCCTAATAAAGATAAAATCAGGGAAGGTAAGCGTCTAGAAGATTATACTTTTCAAGATTTTATGGAAAGCGAACGTTGCGTAACTGAATTAATAAGACAAAATATTATCTTTTATGATACTCGTTTGGCTATCAAAGAACATATCAAACAATATGAAAGTGAGCCAGTTTTTAGCGGTGAAGTTCGTTGCAAAAGACCTATTGCTATTTGCGAAGAAGAACAAGCTATGGTGGGTGTCATTATTGAAAATTTAATGACCTCTACTTGGTCCGGTAAATGGCCTTTGGTAGATAGTATTGAAAAATTACGTAATCATCCTATGTACATTCATATCTTCAAGAAAATAGAAAATATGTTTACACGTTATCAACAATATGCCCATAAAACCAAGCTCAATGATGCTACTCAATTCAAAGGTATTTACATTTATTCTCAATTACATTTAGCTATGTACAATAAATTATTTGTTACTTTTAGCAGTGATAATGTTAAAACTTTGGAAATATATTGGCAGGCTTTAAAACCCAAAATTATATCTTGTCGTCCCAAGAGTGAAAAATTACGTATACAAGCTAATATGTGGATGCCTTATTTAACCGGTATTGCTGATGCTATTTTTGATAGTAAAAGTAACATTAATGGTAACGAATATGATGAAATAAATGTTTGGGAAATTAAAGCCAGTGGCGATCCTAATTGGAAAGACGACGCTTTAACCCAATCATTTTTATATGCACTTATGAGCGGCAAAGCCTGGTCTCGTATTACGCTGATTAATCCTTTTCGTAATGAAAAAGCTAATTATTATTTTAAGAGCAAAAATATTATGACTTTACGTAATCAAGTTTATCGTGATATTTTGACCTGGAATTTTAATTGTTATTTAGCTAAAAATTATAATAATCGTAATCCTAAAATTTTACGAGTAGATGATTGCTATTTTGCTTATCTCAATTATCATAAATGCGAATGTGGTGTTTGTATGGAAAAAAAGAAAATGACAAAATTAATACCATGTCATCACGAACTTTGCTGGGACTGTGCTACTAAAATAAAAGATTGTCCTTTTTGTCGTCAACATATTGATAAATTAGAAGAAGATAATAAAGTATGTCAATTATCCCTTGTCGAATTTACTACTCCTAGCAAAGCATTTGTCAAAAGTAATCAATATTTTAAATTAGTTACTGATAAAGAAAAATTAACTAAACATGAAAAGCTATGTATAGAAAGTAGTGAAGAATTTGATGAAAAATGGCAAGAAAAATTAAATCGTAAAGTATGGTTAATTGATGATAATTTTCATCATCTTATTGCCAAAGTAGGTGATTGGAAAAAAGAACTAAATTATCTCAAAAACGAAGATTTGAAATATGAAATGGATTTTGATGATGGTTTAATTCAACTCTTTTGTTATTTACATTATTTAGCCAAAGAATATAAGTTTGTTTAATAAATATATAATTATTTATTAAATATGTCATATTTTACATTTTCTATAGCTCTAGAGTAATTTTATAAAAAGTTTACTAGAGCTATAGAAAATGTAAAAAAATGTATATTTCTATAGCTCTAGAGTAATTTTATAAAAAGTTTACTAGAGCTGTAGAAAATGTAAAAAAATGTAAAATATGTAGCTCTAGAGTAATTTTATAAAAAGTTTACTAGAGCTGTAGAAAATGTAAAAAAATGTAAAATATGTAGCTCTAGAGTAATTTTATAAAAAGTTTACTAAGCTGTAGAAAATGTAAAAAAATGTAAAATATGTAGCTCTAGAGTAATTTTATAAAAAGTTTACTAAAGCTGTAGAAAATGTAAAAAAATGTAAAATATGTAGCTCTAGAGTAATTTTATAA